TCAAGGTGTTCAAGGAACTATTGGTTCTCAAGGAACTATAGGTTCTCAGGGAACGATTGGAAGTCAAGGAACTATTGGTTCTCAAGGAACGATTGGATCACAAGGAATTCAAGGTGTTCAAGGAACTCTCGGTTCCCAAGGAACCATAGGAACTTCGATTCAAGGAACAATTGGTTCTCAAGGAACTATTGGTTCTTCTATTCAAGGAACAATTGGAAGTCAAGGAACTATCGGATCACAAGGAATCCAAGGTAGACAAGGAATTCAAGGTGTTCAAGGAACAATAGGAACTTCGATTCAAGGTACAATCGGGTCTCAAGGAACTATTGGAACTTCAATTCAAGGAACTATTGGTTCTCAAGGAACTATAGGAACTTCCGTTCAAGGAACAATTGGAAGTCAAGGTACTATAGGAACTTCAATTCAAGGAACTATCGGTTCTCAAGGGACGATTGGTTCTCAAGGAATCCAAGGTAGACAAGGAATTCAAGGAACTATCGGTTCTCAAGGAACTTTTGGTACACAAGGAACAATCGGAACTTCGATTCAAGGAACTGCAGGAACCCCCGGAATTTCAGTACAAGGAACAGCTGGAACCAATGGATCTAACGGAACTCAAGGAACTGCCGGAACAAATGGATCTAATGGTACTCAAGGAACCATAGGTACTCAAGGAATTCAAGGTATATCAGGTCTTTCTGGAGTTGATGGTGCTCAAGGAATTCAAGGAAGACAAGGAACGATTGGTTCACAAGGAACTGTAGGAACTAACGGAACTAACGGAACTAATGGAACAAACGGAACTCAAGGAACTGCAGGAACTAATGGAACTAATGGAACAAACGGAACTCAAGGAACTGCAGGAACTAATGGAACTAATGGTTCTCAAGGAACTATCGGATCTCAGGGAATTCAAGGTTATCAAGGATTCACCGGAGCTGGAACTCAAGGAACTCAAGGTCCTTCTGGAGGTGGAGGTGGTGGAGGCGGAACTACCAATTATGATAATCAAATCACATTCGGAGTAATCCCTAATCTAACATGGGTAAGAGTTGCTAGAATCCTACCACCACTAAACCTTGATAATTCTTATCTGTATGAAGTTCATTGGAATGTTGATTTTTCTTCAGATTGGACGACTGAGGTGAGAATTGATCCCTCAACCTTTTTTGGTAATGCTGTTCCTATTTATGTAGGAGGAGCTGTAGTTAATCCATCTGCACCAGGAGGTGTAACTTTTTGGATTAACTCTACGGCCAGAGCATTCCATTGGGGTGATGCAGCCGGATATCGACATATAACCATAAGTAATTCTTGTATAGTTCGAGTTCCTTCATACTTGCCATGTAACGAGGTTATGGATCTTTATGTTGTGACTGACAGTCTTGCAGCACAGACCCTAACAGTTACTCATTCTAGTCTAACGGCAACTCCAGTTACTAATGGATGTTATAGTTTAAACCAGGTTTCATATGAAGATTCACTTCCATTAGAAGGGAATTTCATGAGAAATCAATACTATTAAGGAAACTCAATAGACTTTTCTACATAAAATAATTATGGAATTAGGAGAAGTAAAAAAATATTACGAGTGGGAAACCACATCGAGACGAGGTCAAGTCGAAATTTATATGGCTGAGACCGAAGATACGGTATACTTTGAAAGCGGTAGATTCGTTTCCAAAGTTGAATGGGAATCAGGTGCTTTACGTCAAATTGAAGAATTCGAGTATAATGCCAAAGCAATTCCGACTCCTCAAGAGGATCAACTTGCTAAATGGGAAGCTATGCTCGGTAATGAAAATCAAATTGAAGTTCAAGCACCAACGATTCCACAAGAAACAAAACCAATTGAAGAGGTAAATCCAATTCGAGTTATTCTTGAAAAACAAAAGAAGAAAGAAATAATTTCTATACCTGTCGAAATTAAGATAGAGATCCCTAATAAAAAGGTAATGTCTCTACTTGATATGATGTTTGATCGAGATGAAGTTACTCAAGAGCTAATCAAATTGATTACTGCTTCAATTGATGTTGATTCTATAGTGGGAGAAATAGAATCCCATATTAGGTCTTCTATCGAAGATTCCTATGAGGATGAAGATAAAAAAGATTAGAGCCAATGAAATGTCGATTGATCGATAATCCTCACGTCGATAAAAATTTTGAAATACACTTTGAAACGTTAAAAGAAATTGAAGAACTCCGTGATAGTCTAACATCCATGATTAAATACTGCAAAATGTGTGAAACTGATGGAGATGATCTTCCACAATTAATTTACAAAATCACTAATAAGAAAACTTCTAAAAATAAATAATATGTCAAAAAATCAATCTGCCGCTCGTCAACAACGTCGTCTTTACGAAAAATTCTTAAAGAAATTTCACCCTGCACAATACACCGAATATAAATCAGGTGTACTTGAAAGAGGAAGAAAAATTCATCAAGAAAACGTTGAAGCAGTTAGTAAAGCCGAAGAAGCTCGATATGAAGAAATTCAAAACCGAATGATCTTAGAAATGAGAGAACAAGGTAAATCAAATGAAGAAATTGATTCATATATCGAGGATTGGGTTAAAACCATTAAAGTTTGGGGCTCTGATTCTCGTCCAATGAGACAAAGAGAAATCCGAAGAGAAAAATTACAAGGTAAAAATGATTAAAATCGAGCTGTCGAATGCCTCTAATGGTATCATTAAGAAGGTCATAGATACTCAATTTAATTCTGTTGACCAAGCCGTTGAATTGGTCAAAGTTTACGAAATATCCGAAACTGAACCTGAATCTTTACTAGACACTATAGATATTCTATATGAAATAGGTGAAGATTTAGGTTTGGTGTTTGGTTCTGATCACGGACCAATTCAAGTTCAATTAGATTTGGATTGGGGCGAAGAATATATTCCAAGTATCGAAGAGATCGATATAAGAATAAAACATTTGCAGTCTGAAGTGAAGGCCTTAAAAGAAAGAAAAAAGACTCTCATAGAAAAAGATGCCGATAATGTCTAAGAATATATTTATTGTAAAATGTGACCGAGAAACTTTCGAAAGAAGTTTCAATAAAAAGAAAAATACAGAGGTTATTAATCATTACGAAATTCATCAAAAGCTAACCAATAATGATATTTCGAAGACCCCTCCTACTCAAGAAATAGTTGAATATCAAATTGTTAAACGTCTAAATAATTTTAGACTTTGTCGAAGATCAGAATTTGTTTTCTTTTTACAAGAAAAAATAGATAAAAATTTCGTCAATCAACTTAAATATTTTTTCGGTGATTGTTTTGTTCCTGTCTATTATCATTTATTATCTGACAAGGAAATTAAAGACACAAAAATTCTTAAAGAATTTAATTCAATACACTATTTAGAAGATGATAAAATCACAAATCCTAGATAAGAAAAGTATATGCCATGCTCTTTTATCATCGACCTCAAATCCAGAAATATTCATACCGGTTAAAGCCGTAATAGAAGATGTTTTCTTTGAAGAAAACATCCCAGTCTATCATCTAAGAGTTATCAAATTCTACGATAACATTCATTTTATTAAGGACTTTCTTTATGATACTCCTTACCTCACTAATTACCGAGGAAAATCTAAACCCCTTAAAATTCCAAAACTTAATACAACAGCCGAACTAGAAACCTGGTTTTCTGAAAAAACGAGTTATCGATTTTGTGTTGAATCCAATTTTGTGGTTAAGACTAAAATCGAGATGTTAGATCTATTCCATAGGATTCAGGAATACATAATATATAAGGAGCTTAGATCCATTCGTAGAACTATAATGAGATCTGCGTATGAAGGCAACTTAAAACTTAATTCAAAAATTGAATTTGAAGAAAGGGTTAGAAGAGCTTTCGGTGATAAATTCACTAATGAAAGCGACCTTAAATCCTTCTTAGAATCGATATGAATATATAATAAAATAGTATCTTATAAGAATGGCTAAACCTACTCCTCCTAAACCACCAATAAAACCGATATTGAGTGTCGATCCTAATGTAACTCCCGAAGAGGCTGCTTTTGAGGAAGGTAGGATATATCCGGTCCCGGAAACTCCAATTGGTGCATATTATCGAAACGATGATTTGGATTGGTCTGCACCACCTCCATTAATAGACCCTAAAGATAATAAAACGGAAATCCCTCTTGGTAAAGGTCGTAAAGGTGGTAAACCGGCTATTTTTAATAGATATTCAGTATTCTTCTTTAATAACACTTCTTCTAGTGCAGCTCAAGCTGAAAAATATTTAGATTCACCTAATAGAATTGATCCTAAACTTAAAGCTGTAAGAAACAATCCAACTGCTAGCGCTATTATCAATTGGACTAGACAAGGGACTACAAATGCTGTCGAATATGCCCCTGAAGATTTTTTATGGGCAAAAAAGTACGGAATGGTTCCTAATAATTATTTAGTTACTTTAAGAAGATTTGGACAACCTTGTAATGACGATCTTTTTGATCCTCTTTTAAATAAACTACCTGACTTGGGTAGACTACTTACTTGGGTAGATGGTGAAGATTTGAAATGGGAGAATGTCGGTTTAAAATGGGCACATGGTATGAAATGGGCTGATCTCGAGGCAGATATTCAAGTTCTACAATCTCAACCAGGTTATGGTAATGAAACCGGTGCTTTAGGTAAAGGTATGCAAATGTTAGCAAGTATAACCGATACTAATGCTTCAAATGCTGCTAGATCACATAATCCGGCTACTCAAAATGTTAGTCCTTATGATGATAAAAATAAGATATTTGGCCCTATCGATGTTATTCGAAATCAAAAAGTAAGAGATAAAGGTTTAACTTTTGAACAAAAATTTGAATTGAAATTCGAATATCAACTTAGATCCATAGACGGTATTAACTCTAAAATAGCTTTTATTGATCTACTTTCTAATATATTAGTTGTTACTGCCAATAAAGGATCTTTTTGGGGTGGTGAACGTCGTTTCGTAGGAGGAAATCCTAGAAGACTTACACCATTTGGAGATCCTTCTAAATTAGCGAGTGGAGATTATGCAGGTTATATGGATTCTCTAATGAAAGGAATGACTGATCGTATCGATACTCTATCAAAAGGAAAAGGATTCTCTATCCCTGAAGGAATTGGTAATATGCTTAAATCTTTAGGTGGTAATTTGATGTCACAAATTACAGGAGGAGCCCTTGATAAAATGGGTAGACCTGGTGCTCAAGCTATGAATTCATTACTTACTGGTGAAGATACTGGTGAATGGCATGTTACTGTAGGAAATCCTGCTAACCCGATTATATCTGTTGGTAACTTAGCACTTACAAAAACCGAAGTTTCTTTAGAAGGAGTTTTAGGTCCTGATGATTTTCCTACAAAAATTATCGTTACGTGCTCTCTCGAGCCAGCGAGACCTAGAGATCGTATTGATATGATGAATATGTTTTCAAGAAATAACAGAACATATCTTACAACTGCTCCAAAGGCAATTAAATATAACAAAAACAAAATCGCTAAACCAAATGCACAGGGAACTAATGTAGGTAGATCCCAAGATAAAGCAACAATGGAAGGAGGAGTAGAGACTAAAGAAAATCAAGTAGTTACACAGAGATTCCCTAATCATGCTAAAGGAAATGCAAATGGGGATAGTGAAATCGTAGTTGCAACTGCAAACTTAATGGGATAATATGAATATACATTTATTTGATCTAAAAAGTGAAATGGTTAGACAGGGAATTACCTCTCTTGATTTCATGGAAAATAATTTTAAGGTTAATTATGCGGATCCAAAGCTAATAATTTCTAAAGTATTTTTGATTGAAGATCGACACTTATGCCGTCCAGATCTTTTATCATTCGATGCATACGGTAACGCTGAACATGTTGATATTATTCTTAAATTTAATCATATTTCAAATCCATTTTCTATGGAACTTTATGATTTGATTATAGTCCCTAAAATTCAGACGGCTATGAGGTTTTATCAAAAGGATCCTCTTAAAACTGAGAAAATTCTTAACGATACTAAAGGTCTTTTTGTTGATCCTACTCGAGCTAGTAAAAAGGATCAAGAAAGATTAAAAATGCTACAAGAAATAGCGAAGAAAAGTAAAAACGGAGCATCCGAAATTAAACCTACTAATTTATTAAGAGAAGGTGAAGTTCCATTCACATCAAATGGAGATGTAATTATTTTTGCTCCAAATTCTTCAGCACCTAGACAACAGGTAAATAGTAATGACAGTTTAATCAAATCTAATAATTCGACTATATGAGTAATTTAGAAAGGAGTATTGTTTCTCTTGTAGATCCTACAATTAAAACCGATCTCATCGGAAAAGGTGATACCGGTTCTAAGAAGGCGCAAGAAAAAACAAATAATACCCCAGAAGGAGTTAATAATGACGACACGGCAAGGATTGGTGCTCTTGTTCCTTTGGTTGTTATCAATCAAACGACATTTACTGATAATCAAATACTTTATTTTTCTGCAGATTTTGAAGATAAAATCCCTATGGTTAACGTATCGGTTATTGACGAATCAAATAAATTTGCATTAGATTTTCCAACAGACGGTGATGTAATTTCTCTTTATATGAGACCACCAGACAAAGATAACCTAAAGCCGATTAGAATTGATTATGATATAATTGATGTTACTTCACATCCAGAATCCAAGACTTATGGATTTCGAGGTATTATGAAAATTCCAGGTTTCTTCATGGAACAATGTACCTCATTCAAAGAAAATAATTCTTTTGACCATCTTAAAGCTTTATGTGGAGAAATAGGATTAGGGTTTGCCTCGAATGAAAGTGCAACAGATGATTCAATGCCAAGGCTATGTCCTTTCGAGACCTATGAAACTTTTGTTGAAGAAACCGTTGCAACTACATATAAAGATGAAGATTCATTCTTTACTTGGTATATCGATCCATATTACTACTTATGCTTAGTTAATGTAAATAAGCAATTTGATCTTGAAGATAAAGCCGATCAAGTTAATTTAAGTACTGCCGTTCCTACTGCCGGTTTATCTAACATGGTAGATGCTAAAGATTCCGTTAAAGCTGCTTTGATTTTAACTAATCAACCTGATAAGACAGGAACGAATTTATATATTGAAAGCTACAGTATTGAAAGTCAGACGGCTAATATTTGGATCAATAATGGATATATGAGATATGCTCAATATTTCGATATTAGAGAATCAGAATCAAAATACTTCTCATTTTTCGTAGACCCATTTACAACACCAGGAACCGAAAAAGATTATCAGTTGCCGAAAGGTCGAGTAGATGAGAAAGATTTTTATAAGAAGCAAGTTAAATACAAATGGACAGGAAAACAAGCTCCTTACAGTGAACAAGGTAATGTTCATGATAATTATTTGTTTGCTTCAATTTTGAATTTCCAAAATCTACAAGAAATAAAGAAAACAACTCTTAAGGTTGATTTAGCTGGTATGAATTTTTACGTATATAAATACATGAAAATTCCTATTGCAATATATGAACAAGGTAACGGTAAATCTAATATCGATAAACTTAAAGCCAGAGATGAAGCTTTAGGTGAAGGAGGGAATTTAGATAAAAAGCCCGAAGGAGTTTTAACTGCAAATAGAGATGGTGGAAATAATCCTGATGAATTAGGAGCTGATCAAAGAGACGGAATTAAAAATTCTTTCTTATCAGGAAATTATGTTGTTGGTGGTGTTAAATACACATATCAATCACCAGGACCGATTAAAATGAGTTTAACTTTAATTAGAAGAGAATGGCCGATACCGGCACCATTAAAAAATTACTAAGAAATGATAGGAATAGGACCTAAAGCAAGATACACTGACGAGACAGTTAATCGTTTTAAGAAGACAAATTTACTATATACAGAAGATCCTTTTATGCTGTATCAAGATCCGACGTATCTCGGGTTTAAGCTTTTTTTCGAATTTGAATATCCTGACCATGGACTTATGACTATATCAGAGACCCCAGGTCCTAATACTGCATTAGGTTATTTGAATGCTATTGGTGATAAATATAGGGCAAATTATTTAAGAAAGTTTATATCGACTCTTCAAAATATAAATTTAAAAACTCCTTGGTTCTTTCAAACTATCGAAGGGTTAGATCAAGCTTGGAAAAGAGGTTTTCAAGAGGAAGAATTTAAAGCAATGCTACCTAAAGATAGAAAGATTGTAATTGGTTGTGAGGAATCTATTGATTTAAGAATGACCGCATTAATGGACTTTTACCGTAAAGCATGTTTTGATTGGTATGCGAGAAGAGAGGTAGTTCCTTGGAATCTAAGAACTTTCAACGTTTATATCTATATTTACGAAGCTAGAAAAATTAATAAGGACGGTAAACCATCACCTTCCGGTATGTTAGATCTTTCTAAACTTTTAGGACTTTCCGATATTAATAAGAAGCAACAAGAAGAAAATTATCGCCTTATGGGCGAACCTTTAGGGAAACCGGATGGTGAAGGAGCTTTGGCTCGAGCAAGATCTACTATAAATTCAGCCGTAGATGGAATTAAACAAAACCCTATTACTGGAATTAGTAATGCATTAAATCCACAAAAAGCAGAAACTATAGATTCGCCAGATCCAAAAATTACCCGAGTTCTTTATAGGTTTAAGATGTGTGAATGGTTACCGGATGAAAGTTCTGAAATCTTTACTAAGGTTGGTAATGTTATAGGAGATAGAGCTACTCAAAAAATTGCTTTCTCTTATAGAGACGTAGAAGAAATTAACTTATATACGATATATTCTCGTGATCTTTTTGTTAGGGATAAAATACTTGGATTGATGGATCTTGCTACTTTTGATGCCCCTTTCAAAAAAGAAGGAAATTCTCCTGGTGGATGGTCTTTGGATAGTGTTCTTAACGATAATAACTTCGGTAAATTGGTTGCTCCTTTCGCAGCTCTAGGAGCACAACAAATAGAAAGGCTTATTTCCTCTTATGCTGGAAAATTACTAATGGGTAATATCTATGGATTTTCTGCTGGTCAAGCTTTGAGTCAAGTTGGTGGAATTCTAAGTGGAGATCCTACCGCTGTAGTTGCGGGTGCTGCAGGACTAGCAAATCAAATTATTCCTAGTGCATCAAAAAGAAACAATTCAGGAAAAATAGGTCTAAATGAACCATATTTTGATTCGGTAACTGCTAATAGAACATTGGATAGATCTTCAATAGGAAATACTTATGAAGAAGCAATTAATCGAACTAATGATGTTGATAATTTAGGAAACACTTACAATGCTCCAATTAATCAAACCAATGATGTTGATAATTTGGGGAATACATACGAACCACCGATTAATCAAACTAATGATGTTGATAATTTAGGAAACACTTATAATGCTCCAACTAATCAAACTAACGATGTTGATTCTATAGGTAATGTTTATGAATAAACTTTTTAAATAAGAAGCATATAATTAGAGATGATTAACCGAGATAGCGCATACAAAGACGATTTACTGGGGACCTCCTGGATTGGAGAAGTAGTGGATATAGAAGATCCTCTAAAAATAGGTAGAGTTAAAGTTAATGTATATGGTAAATTCGATAAAATTCCTACTGAAGATATTCCATGGGCTTATCCTGGAAATAATAACACTGCAGGTTCTGCAACCGGTGGAGGATTCTTTTCTGTTCCTAAAAAAGGAACTGTTGTTTCGGTTAAATTCGATCAAGGTAACATATATCACCCAGAATATTTCTTTAATCAAAAAATATCTGATGAGGTTAAAGCAGAAATCGAAGGATCTTACCCGAATGCTCATGTTATTGTTTTTGATACAGTAACTGAAGGGGCTTTAAAAATATTCTTCACTGAACAAAAAGGTTTGATGTTAGATTATAAAGAAACACAAATCAACATTAAACCCGACAAATCCATAGATATTCATACTGCTTCAGGTAATTCAAAAATCGAATTATTAGATGATGGTAAGCTTAATGTTACTAATGCTTCAGATATAACTATAAAGTGTGATACGAAAATCAGCATTACATCCACTAACGAAACTACAATCAAATGTGATAAGCTAATTATCGATCATGCATCAACTATAGAATTAGGTAAAGGTGCAACTGAGAAAGTTATTTTAGGTAATAAATTTATGTCACTTTTTAATTCACATACTCATATTGGAAACTTAGGTGCTCCAACTTCTCCACCTATTAAACCAATGACTCCTGCTGAACTAAGTCAGAAAAAAGTAGTCGTTAAATAATTTTAAATTATGCCATTAGTTAAAGCCACACTAGACACAACAATAAAATCTCAATTAGAACCTTTAATTGAGGCTAAGACAAAAGATGCTTTTGAAAAAGGGCTTCTTAAATTTCAATCTGAATTAACTCAAGTTTCTACAGTCGCCGATGTAAATAAGGCTATAACTGCTGCTTCTATTGTATTCTCTAAGGAAATGAAAAAGCTAGCTGCGGATATTTCCAAATCGGTATCTGACAATGTAGACACTTACATAAAAGCCGGAACAGTTAATGTCCTCGTTAATGGAGTTACTGTCGGAGCTCCTTCCCCACACGCAATCACTGCACAACCTGGAATCGGTACTATATCCTAAGATATATAATCTAATAATACAATAATCTATTTACTCACCCTTTAATACAAACAAAAAATGAAAAAAACAAACGGAGAAACGGCTTACTTCGAAACCGATGTCTATGTTGACGACAAAGGTAATTTCGATTGGGATCGCTTTGAAGCTGAAAACCCACGAAAACTTAAGCACAACAAAAAAATTAAAATGCATCCAGGAGATGACAGTAAAGTTTATTGTACTGCTCCATATGCACAAGAATTGTACGAATTGTACAATGGCTCGCTCACACATTTAAAAGAGCCGAAAGAAGGTTCCGTAGTTCAAGGAACTGTTGTATCTCTTACCACCGACGTAGCTATCGTTGATGTAAATTGGAGAGAAGATGCAATGATTGAACTTAGAAAGGAGAACCAAGAGTTTCTCAAGTACATCCAACCAGGATTCCCTGTGGAAGTCCTTATTGAAAGAGTTGGAGGTGTATCAGCTAAATATCCAATCCAAGCTTCTTATTCTAAGAATATTATTTCTAAGAAAAGAGATGAAATTATGGCAGCAATTGGAGAACCTATCGCTTACTTAGGTAAAGTTACCGAATTGATTCACGGAGGTTACTTCTTGGATATCGAAGGAATTAAATGTTTCATGCCAGGTTCACTTGGTGGAATGAACAAATTAGTTAACTTTGAAGAACTTGTAGGTAAATCTATTTATGTAGTTCCAATCAACTATTCAAGAGAGAAAGATTATATCGTTGTATCTCATAGAGAATACCTTAAAGCTCTAGTTCCTCAAGAAATTGATAAATTAGAAATGGGTAAAGAATACGAAGGATTCATTACTGGAACTAGTAAACATGGTATCTTCGTTGAATTTAATCAATGCTTAACTGGTCTTATTAGTCGAAATGATATAGATCCTGCTAAAATCGATGACTTTGATAACAAACGATTCAAAGCTGGAGACAGTATCAAATTCTTTGCTAAAGAAGTTATTGATAATGAGAAAATCGTTCTTACTCAAAAGGTTATTGAACCTGAAGTTTCTGTATGGGACGATGTTGAAAATCGATATAAAGTTCCTTCAACTGTAACTGGTAAAGTTAAGAAAATTGTAAGATATGGAGTTTTCGTAGAGTTAGAACCTAAATTAGTAGGTCTTCTACACAAATCACATCTCGAAGAAAATATCGAATTAGAGGTAGGTCAAGAAATTGATGTTAAAATAATCCGAATCGATAAAGACAACAAGAAGGTCGATTTCTCCATGTAATCTTCATGAATATATAATAAAAGAAGATTGAAACACGAATGAATTTTAATTCACATGGGCTTAATGCCTTGTTTGAAAAGTCACTAATTAGAATAATCGCAGATTTTGGGTCCGATAAGGACCCAAGGTCTGTTATTTCTGAATTGACAAAGGACTTGAAGACTAAAGTTTCATCTTTGGATCCAGGACCTTATAATTTCAATCTCACTAGAGGAGAGGATGGAGTTTATCATTTGACGACTCCATTTATGTTGTATAGAGATTCTAGATTAGTTTTAATCAATCTTTTAAAATGGATAGAAAGAAGTGGTAAGACGGACAGAAACGATAACTTATTCATCGATTTGAAATTTATGGATGAAGTAAAAGGTCCTTTTAAAGGAACTTTGTTTAACACGGGAACCAAAATCGAAAGTATTGATAAACTTAAATTTATTTTAGAATTTGATGAAACTAAGATCTATAAAACATTCCCTTCTAGAAAGGATGGTTTCGTTTCTAAATCTATTATGAGATTCAATCCGAAGCAAAAATTCATCCCAAAAGAAAATTCTTCAATAGATCCTAATTTATACGATATTCCTAATACTGTAAATAGTGGAGTTAATTTTGAAACTTTAAATCAAGGTTTCTTAAGACTTCAATACATAGGAGGGACTCGATATGAACAAAAAATAGAAGAGATCCTAGATATATTAAATGGATTTTGTGTTACTTCTTGGAACTGTACAATAAACAAAGGATTTTCTAGAGAGAATATATTAACATTCCAAAAAGAAATAGCAAAACATAATAAGATCAGAGAATCATATTATGATTATGCTGTTTTTAAATCTTTATTTCCTGGGATTAAATTTACCGTAGATATGATTGACGATAAAAAAACTTTAGAGTCATACTATCAAATATTGAGAGATCGTATCTATGAAATTTTCTCTAATCTAGATTTTAAAGGAGATTTAGAGTTGAATTACGACACGACACTTTCAATGTTCCAAATCAAAGAAGGTAACCTAAAATGTAACGATATTTATGGTATCGAAATGATAATGTGTAAAGTGGAATTTGGTAATTTCGTAAATTGTGATTTTTATGATTGTGAAATCATAGATGCTAAATTACAAGGATGTAATTTGTTCTTACATACATCTGCAAATAGATGTAATTTATTCGATTCTTTTGCAAATAGAACTTGTGAATTACTTAATTGTGAATTTGATGGAATGAATGGAGTAATGAACACTAAAATGGTTGGTGGATTATTCCGTAAAGGTAAAATTGGTAGTTTTGCCGATATATCTGATACAACTACAGTTATTCAATATCAACCGCTTAAAGCTGGTTATATGGTTGTTGGAGATAAAATAATCATACCGACAAAAAAATTTAGACAACTATAATGGCATATGATAATTGTAGCCCAGGAGGTCCTATGACTCAGGACGAGTTCATCGCATTAGTTCAACAAGAACTTAGTGTTGCATGTGCTCTCCCGTTCACAGTTCCACCAACGGAAATTCAAAGGATTATAAAGCTTTCGGCCGATTGGTTTTATAAAAAATACGAAGATGCAGTAGAGGAAAGATATTACATCATCCCAACTACAATGTTCAAGACAGAACAATTTAAAAGGGAGAGGACTGTTACTATGCCTGATTGCATATTTTCGATTTGGCAATTGAAGAAGCTAAAAGAAGATTTTGGTCGATCTATGTCTTTTGATGGAACTGCCGATTTTGGTATTGAACGTTTATTCTTATCTGACTCGGTTTCTATCGGTCAAGGTACTGAGAATTTGATGTATTACACATTAAATCTTTATTGGTTAGATGTAGCTTCACATGTTATTAATCATACGATAAGCTATAATTACAATAGAAATACTCATAAGCTATTTTTTGGTGGTGAAACTCCTAATAGAGATTGTGTTGCTTTAACATACACAAAAATTCCTATTGAACACCTAATAAAAGATGAAATTTTCTATCGTTATGTAGTTGCTAAATGTAAAGTTCAGCTTTCTAGAATTCTAGGAACCTTTAACTTTAACCTTCCAGGTAACATACAAATCAATTACGATTTGATCAGATCTGAAGGAACTGATGAGATAACTAAGATTGAAGAGGAGGTTAAATCTGAAGAAGGAATGGACTTCTTTATGACTTCTGGAGGTTCATAATAATGACCAAGGTTTGACCACTACCATCAAATAGATTCAATCTAAGACAATAAAATAATCAAAATAATAGATACCTTATAATGGCAATTGATATCTACTTTAAGCTTCCTAGTGACTCAGTTTTCAATCCGAAAGGGATAGAAGAAGAGAGTGCAGTGGAGATTTTTCTTCAACAAGTCGATATGATATTAACTACGGAAAGAGGTACTGTTTTAGGAGATCCTGAATTCGGCTTAAATTTAGAAAAATATCTTTGGTCTTATTCAGGGGGTTCAGGTTCAATACAACAAGAAATTAACCAACAGATTGCAAATTATGTCTATATAGAAGATCCGATTGACTATGAAATATCGGTTAATTTTATCTCAGGAGAAATTTGGGATAGCATATTAATCGATGTTCTTATCGATGGTGAAAAAATTGCCGGCTATATGATGGCACCATAAAAGAAAGAAGAAAATGAAATTTTTAGAATCAAATAGAATTAAATTCGATCAGATTATAACTGATACTAGAGAATACTTAATCAATACGTATTCTCAGGCTCAATCTGTTTTTACTAAGTCTTCTCCATTTGGACAATTGTTAGACGTATTAACTGAATATTCACAGTTGATATTCTTATACATTGAAGATGCTTTAGTTGAATTGAATATCACAACCGCCAATAAACAAAGATCTGTTTTTGGACTTTCTCGTCTTACTGGACATAATCCTACGAGACCACTTTCGGCTCAAGGGACTTTGAATATTAAAATTTCTCCAGATGCTAAAAGTGAAGTAAACGCTAGTTATATCATGTTATTAGATAAAACTAAATTAAGTTGCGTTAATAACGGTTACAAATATTTTGTTCAATTAGGTAATTCATTAGAAAATATTAAGATAAACATTAACGAAGTTAATCAAATCCCTATTAAAATAATCCAAGGGGAAATAGAAGAACAGACTGTTGCTGGAACAGGTTTACCTTTACAATCTTATACATTCACTTCTAAGAAACCTATCGAAAATGAAATGGTTTGGGTTTATGTTAATGGAGAAGCTTATGAAGTTGTAGATTCTTTATATGATATGACGAAAGATGATAAGCTTTGTATGGTTAAAACTGGTATTAGTGGTGGTATAGATGTTTATTTTGGAAATGAAGATTATGGAGTTATTCCAGGAATAGGAGCTTTAATTACTGTTAGATATGTTAAGACTGACGGATTTTCGGGTAATATATTCTCAAAATCAAATCAGGTTACTTGGCAATGGATTGATAAAGGTTATACAAACACAGGAGAAGAGGCTGATCTAAATGTTGTTCTAATGACTTCAATAGATAAACCTATAATACTTGGAGCTGACGCAGAATCTATAGAATTAACTAAAATCATTGCACCTAAAACTAGTAGAGCTTATGTTCTAGCTAATCCTGATAATTACGTTAAACTTCTTTCTAGATTCAATTATTCATATGTTGATGCATATACTACATGGGACGATGAATACATAAACGACGATAACATCGTTTATTTATTTTTGATTCCGGATATTCAAAGAAGATTAAGTAAAAATACGGATTATTTCACTACGGATTTGAAAAACTTCTACTTAGATCCGGATGAAAAAGCAGCTCTGTATGATTATATCAATAGATCTGGGCAACAAATCATGTCTACCGAATTAAGTGTAGTTGATCCAGTTGTTACCAAATATGCTCTAAATATATTTTTAAGGGTTTTTGATACTAGTGATCAGGTTACAATAAAAAATGAAATCACTAGCAAAATTACCGAATATTTACTTAAAGTAAAAAGGAGAGACAAGATACCAAAATCAGATATAATTTCCATCGTTGAAAATATTGAAGGGGTTGATTCTGTTTCTATTTCTTTCGTTTCTAAAACAAACGAAGATGCAATCATCGACGGTTATTACATTAAGAGAAATAATTCTATCGATAGAATTAGAGGAATTATGACAGTAACAGAAACAAAAATCCCTGTTGCTGAAGGATCAGATCCTAATTTAGGTCTTGATGAATTCGGTGATATAGTAATTGGTTTAAATGAATTACCTCTAGTTCGAGGTGGTTGGTATGATCGATTCAGTAATTTCTATGAAGATGGATTAAACAGTGGAGAATTTTCTTCTATGAATATTATCGTAAAAGAGGTAATCCGAGAATCGTTATCGGTTAAGATGATGAATAAAAATAAAGAATCCTTGAAATAAGATGTATGTAGACTCATTCTATAATAAATTAATTAGATCCAATGATAGACTTATCGCTAGAGGATTTGATTATGGAGCAAACGGAATTATAGATAAATTCGTTTCTCCTAGGATGTATTTAGTTGATAGAATTGCTGGGTTTTTGAATATGATAGATCCTAGCTTAATTGAATTAATTGATTCGGTTAAAAGAGTTCAATTCTACTATAATTATACGATGGATAAAAATGACCGAAGCTTAAATTTCTAAGATGTATAAATATTTACGATTTTTTAATAAAGATGGAAATTACACTAATTTCGAATATGATGAAACTAGTGATAAATGGACTGGTCGTGTAGACATGCACACGATATCAACCGGATTGGTTGAAAATTATGATCTATTTCTTCTCGAAGAAGTTTGGGATCCTATTAATAATTTAAGAACCTGGTCATCTCCGATAGGAACTACCGGAGTTACGGGATTCAATGCATCATTTGATATTAGAAATCCGGTAGACGACATTTTTATGTATACGTTTACCACCGGACCAACTTCATCCTCATTAGAATTAAATAAGGTTTATAATCTTGATTATGATGTTATTTCTACATCTTATACAATAGGAGGAACTGCATTCCCGTATCCTGGAATAAAAATTACATCAGGTATCGTTTCAGAATCTATTCCGATTCATATTGGATTTTTACCGACTTCCGAATATGGATATTCTTCTACAATAACCATAACCGACACAAACGATCATATCGTTGCCGAGATAGAAATTTACGGAGAAGGTGAAGAGGAGGATGAAAGACTTAAATCTATGCTATCAACTTTAGGACATGATCTTTTACCCGAAGATTCGATTATTTTTGATTCTTTCGATGTTAATGAAGAAGGTATTGATTGGCAATTAATTAACAGAAAGAGAAAAGAGCTTCTATTAGAACATTCTAACATATTCCCTTACTTAGGATCTTACAAAGCCTTAATCAATATCATTAAATTCTTTGGATATCAAAATGTCTATATGAAAGAGTATTGGCAAAATGTAGATATAGCCTCTCCTAATTATCTTAAATATCGACAAACTAATATTATTGATATATTTAGCGAAAATGCTAAATTTAGCGATACGCAATTAATCCCTAGTAAGATCTATAAGAAGACTAGCAAATTTGGTCTTTTTTATGATATTAATGTTGTTACTGAGGATTTTGATACTGAAGGACTTCCGATAACTTCAGAAGTTTTTACTTTTACTCCTGAAGAAGTTTTAATTAAGATCTATGCTTTAAAGAAGAAACTACAAAATTATTACCTTCCTGTTAACGCTAAAATCGTAGATATTATAGGTGAAGCTATCTATTTTGCTCAATATAAAATTCAAACTATAAATGAACAAAATAGAATAGATGCCGTATCATTAGGTCTTAAACCTAAACTTTCGATATCACCTTCGGCTAAAGGACAACTACAAGATCTTAGACCTCTATATTATTTAGGATTCCCGGTTGGTGCTGATTTGAATAGTGGAGGTTATACTAATTTGTGGAGCTATTCGGTTGAAGTGGATTCTAATATAGTAACAAACACCGGACAATTCATTGATTTGGATTTGACCTTTGGATTTGTTTCGCCTGGAGCTACTGTAGCATCTTTACAATATAGATGGTCTAGAGATCAAGATACCGGAAATACCGTTTACACACAAAGTCAGATATGCAAAAAGATAGCAGATATGATAAACGATCCAAGTGGAAAATATATTTGGATTGGTGGAGCTACCGGGAGTTCTTATATTTCAGATAATTATTTTGCTTATCCTGAAAGTAATGGGGATCATGTTCGAATTCTAGAGAAAGTTCATAACACGACTATAGATGTAATTTATACGTCTTTTGTAAATGGTTGGATAGCTCCATACAATCCACCTACGATATATCCTGGTAGTGGAACTTTTGCTTATATTGATGTTTCTTTAGGTGGATCTTTCGGTGCCTCAGGTGCACCTATGTCTTATTATTCAGATACATTCATGGGTTATTTTAACAACATGAATATCTCGGTTAAAAATCTTAACGATGATGAAGATATTCCTATCGGATATCCAATTGTTTTACATAACGATACTTTCGATATTACCTGGGATGATGCTAATGTTACTTTTAATCAAGTGGATCAGAAAGATCCAGGTGTTACTGGACCATATACACAACTATTATATTCACAATTCAACAATTCATATAATGTGAGTGGATGGACTTCAACTCCTAATTATGGTGCTTCAGGTGCAACTTATGTTAGTATTCCAGTAACCGTAGGAACTCCGGGATTCCCTTCCGGATTCCCAAATCAAGATATATTTTCTTGGATAAATCTTGGATTTTATGGATACTATGAAATGCAATGGATTATAACCGGTCCTTCTGGATTCTCTTATAATTCAGGACAACAATCAATAGCTTCGGCAAATGATTTATCTTTGATTTTACCTTACGTAGGTTTCTATAAAGTTGAACTTTATTTATGGGATCTTTATAACACTAGATCTATGTTAATTGAAGATAAATTCATTGAGGTGACTATCCCTGATTCTGATTTTATCGGTTGGTATCAAAAGAGAGAATTAAATTACGAATGGAATACCAGGAAATATGACGTACAATCAGATTATGTACAACCGACCCCAGCTTTAGGTATGCCTCTCAAACCACATTTAACTTGGGATGAATATGCATCTACATGGGATCTTCCCCTACACCCTAACGAAGAAATAGGAATGCTCGAATTAAGTACTAATTCATTGGATTCTATCGAGTTTTATCAAAGCATGGTTAATCCGATAAATAATCCTTTAGTTGATCGTTATCCTTACCATTTTAATTTAATAGGAAACCAAGCAACTTGGGATGATTCATATCATCTTTGGTGGGATAATACAGGAACTCGTATTACTGAATTTGTTATAAAAGATCTACCTGGACCAATATGTAACATATTCATGAATAGAGGAAATTGTACCATTAATTTAGACGGATCATTAGATATGTTTACTGAACTCGGTCCTACTGGATGGACTGGAGCTACTGGAACTGCTATTAGTATGCCGGTTGGAACTACTGCAGGAGAAGCTTTAAAAGTTCTTACGAATGGAAGAGTTTATGTATGGGACGGATCTTCTACTTGGAATTATTCGAATGAAGAATTAGATGTAATTAGCATAACGGTTGGTTCGGGTTCTACTGCTTCAAGATTAAAACAAGCTACTCACATCCTAAATAGTATTGTTCCTGGATCAAATCCAGTATTTGAAGATTTTATATACTACTACAATGAAGAATATGATTCTAATTATGCTTTACAGCCTTATATAAAAGCTGCATCTAAAAATTTCGATAAAATGGGTAGACACCGTATTAATATTCCTACGGCTAATCCTTCTGATTATGACAGTAAATCTTACGAAACCGTTTATTTTGGTTACTTAGGCGATATACCTACACATTTTGAGATATTTGAAATACCTACAACTTTATCATCTCAACCTAGAATATCAATATCATATCCTAGTGGAGGAAGTTCAATGACGGTCCCTTATTATATAGGTTCTACAACTTTGATCGATTTAGCAAATGAATTAAACGGTTCTACTGCACAAGCCTATCCCGGAATCGGTGACTTTACATATAATATAGTGTTGGGAGCCTCAGGGTTTACTGGAGGAACTGGACCTACGGCATCATCTATAACTAGTGTTAAGCTACAAGGAATTGCCAAGGCTTTTGTAAGTCCTCAGGATATAAATGTGACTTTCAACGGAAATATAAAAGGAACTACTTATGGTAGATCTCTAATAAAAAATCCAACTTGGAATGATCTAAGAATACTTAAATATACGGATGAGTTACCACTTCTTACGGTTCTTAACTTCACTTACGATAATTCGAAAATGAAAGGAAAGAAAAATCCTAAATGGACTCTTATTAAGGATGGTGACCCTAACTTCGAGAATATATACTATAATAATAAGTACTTTTCGTACATGTTTACCAAGAGAGGTAGTTATACGATCTCATTAGAATTGGAAGATACAAACGGAAATACAAAAACTGTTACAAAAAACGAAATAATAAAAATAATCTAAAATGGCTATTACTTTAACTACTCTCAATGGTACAGATTCAATTGCCGCATCAAGAATCACAATTAATGATAATTTTGCGACTATTGGAGATGCACTAAATGAAGTATTGTCAATTATCGATATCGCAACCGGTAAAATTGACAACTACAACTTCGGAGGATCAAATCCTTCTATCGAGACTGGAGATGTTATCATCCACGGAACTGTTGGTTCTGGTGGTATTAATGTTTTAAGTGGAAATATTATCGCACAAAACGGTAATTTTATCATCGGCGGTACTTCTGGATCAGGTTACCTAGAATTAGGTCTAAACTCAGGAGTAAAATTACAAAAATTAACGAAAAATTTAACGGTAGGAAATATTCCCGTTATCGATTTTTCGGGTTCAGCAGGAGCATTAGGAGCAACTGGAGCAACTGGAGCTATCGGTTACATTACTCTACCTAGACAACCTCTTTCAACAATTCAAGCAATACAAAATCCTCAATTAGGAGCTATCGTATTTGATACGACAAACATGTCTGTACTTGTATGCACCGGAACTACATCAGCAACTGGTGGAACTGGTACTTGGACTGCACTATAAAATTAAATAAATTCGATAAATGGCAACACCGTTAATCAATCCTCTTAGAGTACAAGGTGGTACATTTTATACTTTCTCATCTGCCGTAAGAGATATACAAAAAACTTTTACGGATGATGATGCGCGTTTTGTTTTCTCAAAATTTGCATTATTAGACATTCCTGATGTAGCCACCCCTTCATTAAATTACGAGAATTACGTAGTATGGGAAGGTATAGGTGCTTCAGCGGGGGGAGGAACTTCGTCTGTACCATTTTTATCATCTGACAATAATGTAAACCTGGCTCTTTCTTTTCAAAATTATGTACTTAATTTCGAAGAGGAAGTCTTACAAGGAACAAATACATTAGCTCAAGCATACGACCCAACCCAATTATATACTTCATCAGAAAGAATATTTTGGAGATGGATGACACAAATAAATGCAATTCGATTTAGATCTGCATCTGCTTCAGAAACTACAATTAGCAATCAATACACCGAAGAAGATCCAACTTCATATTACAAGAGAGTAGTTAAATATATTGGTGATATTGATGTAGTAAATAATGTTTCTAGAGGAGGACATGCATATTCAGAAGTTTATATAAACGTACCAACAACTCATGGTAGTACTCCACTTATTATGTGGAAACCTTACACAGATCCAAATTATGCTCCTTCTAGAGCATGGTCGAACGGAAGTACTTATATCGTAGGTAGAGATGCTGGTTCTATACATCCAAGTGGATTGGATATGAGAGCTTTTTATGATAATGATGCAGCTACTTCATATACTACAACACCTTCATTTGGTAATGTTAGTAATTGGACTGGTACTGCTGCTGTTCCTACTGGATCAGGGAAACCGGTAAAATTATCTTCTATGGATGGAGCAATTATAAATTGGGATCCTAACGTATATAAACCTATAGTGGATGATCCTAATATTGCAATCATATCTGAATTTAACGCATCGGATGCTGCTTCAGATTTTTCTTTTAATACTGCATTAGTTTACTACGATACTTATTCAGCTTCAAACCCAACCAATAAAGCTACGAATCTATATGGTATTCTTATTTTAGATGATTATGTTAATCAAGGATCTGGTATAGCTTACTTAAAAAGATTTGATAAATTTAAACCTAACAAAATTACTAAATTAAATGGTAATGGTTATAGTTTAAAATTAGACTTAAAATTCGATGCAACCGTATCTAATGCTGGAGTTGAAACTATCATAAACGATTATAATACATTCTCAATGGATTTGTTCATTGATGCTTCTACTCGATTACAGGAAGCTGCTGCAATGTTCTTGGATACTGAGATCGATATAATCGATATGAAAAATCGCCTTCTAGCTTTAGAAAATTTCTACTTTTCTCAACAAAGTTTAGATGCTTTAAATAATAGAATTTCTCAATTAGAAACAAGTTTAAATAATGCTAAATTAGCGTTTCAATCAAGTACTACTTTGATTGATATGATAAACACAGTTTCTAATAACTTAAATCAAGTTCTTACTGGAAACTTATCGGTTAATTTAACTTATAATACTGACGTTTTAGGACCAGGTGATGGTATACAATTAGATAAATCAGTTCCAAATAAAGTTAAAGTTGTTAATAGAATTCAAGACTATAACACATTTACTCAATGTAAAAATAGCTCAAGTTATATTACTACTGTTACAGGAAATGGATTAAATTTAGCTAGCACTACAGATAATAACATTTTAGTGTTAGGTCAATATACTAATTACTTCAAAAACATAAATCAAAATCCTGATCCAAATGGGGTTGAGGTATTTGGAGATAATGTTTACATTAATATCGAAGATAAATCTCAAAGATGGAAAAGAGGACAAACCATGAGATTTGTATTTGGTGGAGAAATCAATATGAACGGATATAATATAACCTTAAGAACTGATTCAGAAAACGTATACGGAAATGGAATTTACGGAAAACAAATAGGAATTATAACTCCTAGCATGTTAATTACTAATGGTAGTGGAACATACCCTAAACCTATTATAGAAATCACATGCACAAATGAAAGCTTATACACATTCAACATAGATATAATTCGATAAGATGGACACTAAATACTCATTAACCACGCTTCTTAATGACCTTTTGAAGCTACAAAACAACGGATATCAAATTATTACTAAGTTATCCGACGTCGTATCATCAAACGCAGATACGGTAGAAATTGATGTAGCTGATAGCACCGGTACTATACAAAAAGTTTACGTACCTTCATTCGGTTCATTGAAGCAACAAATTGTACAATTAGAAAATAATATCAAGTCGATATCAGGAATTGGAGATGGTGATACTTCTGTACAATTATCTGATGGTAGTTTTAGAAAGATATTAGTAAGTACATTACAAAAGGAAGCTCAAGATATTAATACTTTAGCAACCCCTTTAAATTTTAACACAAAAGAAAACTGGTTCTTCGAATCATTTTTAAATCCTCTTCTTTACGTTTCATTTGATCTAACAAATCAAATTAAATATAACACTGAAAATATAGAAGTTGCAAGATATATTCTTAATCTAGATACAATAGAAAAACAAAATCTATTTTCTAGAGATATGGTAAATAGATCTGATATCAATTACCAAGCATTCGTTAAGCAAATCATAGACAATAATATATCTTATTTCTTAGATAAATCAGTTATAGATATGCCACCTAGAACTCTACGTTACAGTGGAGATTTTATGGTGATGAATATCAACGATACAACAGTTACAGAAACTGTTAATAATGCACAAGTACAAAAAAGATCTTTACAATTACAATTAGACAAACTAGTTTACAACGATAATCAATCTGAATATCAAGGAACTATGTCTCTTAAAATAGGAGATTTTATTTTAGTTAACGCTGAAAGAAAAAATACTCGTTTTAAAATTACTGGTATCGAAACTTCTACATCAACAGTAAATGTTGAATTAGTTGAAGGGTTTGATAAGATAAGCATTGGAACTAAAATGTCTTTCTATGGAGAAGATAAATCTCCAGTTTATGCTCAAGTAAATGTAGGATTCAACGAGAATTGTGTTATCTTCATTAAACCTATCGATCCGGATTCTAAAATAGAATCGGTTAATTGGTCTCCTGGAGTTGGTATTTTTACTAATGCATTAACGATAACAGACAGTAATGGAAACACTACCGATTTGGCTACTTATTATCAAAATGAAGTTGTAGACTTTGGAGCTTTCTTGTATTCATCCGTTAAAGATAAAACTACACCGGCAATATTTGGGGTAACACCTAATTCACCTTCCATTTCAGTAGATAATTTCAAAGTTCTTCCAATTAATGACCACTTAACAACTAATGGAAATATTGAAAATCTTCAGAAATTAAACGCTGATAAATTAAGAGTTCAATCACAAATATCTGCATTGGATCAATCTATTGCAGACTTAAGAACCAAAGTACAAACTACTAAATATTCATCACAGAAATTAGAAGATTCAGATAGAAATGACTTAAATAGATTGATTAGTGAAAGAGCTTCACAATCATCTCTATATGCTTCTATTATAGATGATATTAATACAATCGCTGCCTCTGAATCTGTTGAAAACTTAACGACTAAATATCGTTTGAGAGGTTTCTTCCCTTTCCCAACACCGAAAAGTTCAGATAGATCATTAAATCAAGAAGTTGTTCAATTTAAGATTCAATATAGATACGTTAAAAAAGATGGATCTGCTAATCAACCTCAACAAATCGAATTTACTGATAATAACGGAACTGTTAGAAGAGGAACCTTCTCTACTTGGAACGAATATAAAACTGATCTAAGACAGAGAGCAATGGATCCAACTACAGGAACTGCCTTTTGGGTAACTGAGGATATGGAGAATGCCGATGTAGTTAACATAAATCAAATCGATATTCCTATTCAGCAAGGTGAAGGTGTTGAATTTAGAATTAAGTCTATTTCGGAAGCAGGTTGGCCAGTCACACCAATTGAATCTAATTGGACTGATATTCTTAGAATCGATTTTCCTACCGAATTTGAATCAATACCGGATGCAAATTCTATTATTGAACAAGCTAAAAAAGAATCCGTTCGAGTTGAATTAGAATCGGAATTAAGTAATATGAGCTTAGATAAAATTTCTAATGCTTCGTTTACGCAAAACGGTCAATTCTTTACAAGTTCATCACAATCAATTGCTTCTGGATTCTTAACTGCAGAAAACAATGTAATCAGCTTATATGAGAAGTTAGTCTCTATAGATAGAGAGCTAACTAATCTTCGAGGAATTATCGCTGCCGCAAAAGGAAAAGTCGTGGTTAGAATTGTTGATGATGCAGGTATCGAATATTCAGTTGAAAATAATCAAACTGTAAAAATCTTTGCAGGTAATTACAAAGATCAAGTTTCTTCACTAACAGTTAAAAAGGGCGTTATTATTTCTAAAAATTATTTTGTAAAAATATCTAATGATGCTGCGAGTGAATTAGAACTTTACTCTAGAAATTTTGGATCTAAATATTCTATCGTTAATTCATCGTATGGTTCAGGTGCTAATTATAATGCACAAGACACCGACTATAATATCTTAAGAAGATACGATTATGTTCCTGTAGGATTATCTAATCCAGATGTAAATGATATTGCTAATTATGGATTCATCAGAAATACTCCAGAACAATCTGCTCAAGTACTTAGCCAATTTATTAATTTCAGATATAAAACTGTTGATGGAAGACTTAATCTTTATTCTACTATTAATCCATCTCCAGCATATACCATATTTGGATCCGATTCAATTTATTATGGAACTCCACTTTCTGTAGCTACATCAATTTCCAATTTAGAACATGAAGCTAACGCATACACTAATAATGGATTTTTAGCTATAACTGCAGGTAATCCTGCTACTGATTTTGTTTGGGGAGGAGGTTTAACAAATAAAGTTATTTCTTGGTCTGATGCTTTACCTTATGCTAATACAACTACCAACGGATCTATTCTAATACACATTAATCACCCTGAAATTTCTAATTGGGTTGCTTCAGGTGTTGCTGCTGGTAGTAGTGCAGGAGTAACAAATGCATTAGCAAAATCAGAGGTAAGAAACTCTATGTTAGCTTCAATTCCGAAAGGAACTACAGGTTTCAATATTCAATCTGCCTTATTCTGGGAAGGTTCTGGTGGAACTTCTAGTAGATATGCTAAAATTAGTTTTGAAACTAACGACCAATACTTAATAGGTCCTAAATCTTGTGGGGCTTACTTATTTGTAAATCCTAGTAAACATGCAGATCTTGTAGTGAATGGATCAGATTCTCTATCTCTGAAAAACATTTCATTTGGAACCAATAATGCCTTGAATATACCGATAACATTCCAATATAGAATGACTGATTATTTCGGATTAGGTGATAGTGGTTTAGGTTATGTTGGTGGAAATCCTTCTGCGAACTCTAGTACAAATATTGAATATACAAAAACAATAGGTATCGACATATATGCCAATCCAATAGATAAAGAAAGATTTTCTTTTGATTTAGAATTAAACGCTAGATATTACTCAAAATCATTAATTACGAAAGATATTCCAGTTAGAACTTTCGAAACTGCTTTGGATGACTTAACAAAAACAATTAAGGTTGTTACTCCGAGAACTTCGAGGGATAAACTAATTAGAAGCGGGAAAAATTTCATTAATGAGGATGTAAATCAAAGAAATTTTACCTAATCTAACCTACCCTAATAATGAAGAATAAATAATATGATATGTCGAGAATACTTAAAAGAACATCGTTCGGGTTACTAAGAACAAACCCTAAGTTAACAACTAATATAAAAATCATCTCTGACTCTAAGAACAAAGTTTACTTAGAGTCTATAGATGCAGACCCTTTATTGAGTAAATCAAAATATAAAGGATTTGAGGTAACGGGAGGTTCTTATTCAAGAGACCTTAAAAGATTTTATAATCAAGGAACTCAATTACCTAAAAGTATATCATATACGTTATTTGAGGAGGATGATTCAACCGATGTAAAAAATAGATATAATCAGCAATATGATTTTACCTATGCTATGGGAATGCAACCTAAAAATTCTCGACTATATACAGAAGAATTTTCTATGTTCTTTCCTCTATGGGTCGAAAAAGATAACATCCCTGATTATTTCTTAATATTCAAATTGGATGGTCCGGTGACTTTCAATTCTAATGATACTAACATAGTTCCATCCGGAACTAATTTAGATAATGATTCTACTTTAAATAATATGGTTGTAGATCCTTCATTATTTTTTGATAATTACTTAAAAGATGCAAAAATAATTAAGACTTTCGATCTTAGTTATAAAACGGAAATTGGATCATATATTAGAAGACATGCCGAAGATCCTTTATTTCCAGAATCTTCTATATATATTGCCTTCGATAAAGGTAATTTGTCTTATTGGCAAGGAATATCTTATGATGAAGGAGGTTTTTGTAAGAAAGCTAGAGATCTCTACACTGATTATGTTTTAGTTGATAAAACCATAACCGAAAATGACGATTTTATAACTTTAGGGTTTCAAGATAATTCGGTAGTACATCCAAATATCTTGAATCTAGAATTTTTATTTGATGATCTCGAACAAGAAGATTATAAATTTAGTAGATATTTTGGGTTATATGTTAGTGAAGCTGAACTAGGAAAATTTATATTGGACGGTAATCGTTTATTTCAAGATAAAGATAATGAAAATTTACAATCTCCTAGGCCAATTAAAAATGATGTAGGATATCCTAATACTCAAATATCTCAAATACAAGAAAATCCTAGAGGAATAAAAGTATATCCACAAGTTGGACCTACTGGAGCATCTTCTATAATTTTACCTTATAGCGGAAGATTAATATCATTCTCAGAAACTCAAAACCCTAGAATTCCTTATATCAAAGATACGAAAGGAAACATCCATTCTATAAATGCAACAAATGATTGGTATTCTACTTTTTATATTTCTGGTACAGGACCTACGGCTGCTCCAATTCCTTATGTGGATAATAACTATTTGAGATTAAAAAATACTACAATTGATTGGAAAAACTTTTCAGGTTTAGATGTTCCATTTAATTACATAGATTCATTAGCAACAAATATCCGAGGAAAAGCGAGTTTCTCTTTCAAAATTACTGGAACTATAACTTCAGGAGATGAAATTAGGATTAAGAACACGGATTGGAACAATCCTTTACATGCTTCATCTATTGATAATCATACCTTAAGAGCTGATTCAAGTATTCCATCAGGTAATAATATTGGTTTAAGTTTCAGTTCAAATGGAACACAAGCGGAAATAGCTAAATCGATAGTTAAAGCTATTAATTATATACAAGAAGTTACGAGTGATTATCAAGTATTCAATGCTATTTCAAGAAATAATGAGGTAGTAGTTTTCATAATTAATGAAGCCGAAAATTGGAATAAGATGAAATACTCTTTATATAGTACTTCTCCTACATTCCCATTTACAATGCCAAATGGATATACGACAGTACAGACTACAAACTATCTTCCTTCTCCTATTTCTCTATCGTCGGTAATTCCTAATAGTAAAGTTTATACATATCATTTTGTTGGTGCTAATACTAATCCAAAATCCAGGATTATAGTAGAAAGAGATAAAATATTTGAATTTAGATCTGATATAGAACCAATATATGTTAAGACTTTAAGTGGATACGATCAATCTACTCAATTCTCGTTATATTTAGATAAGCCGATAAAAAATGCTAGTGGAGATATTATAGACTTTGAAAATTACGACAAATATTACGTAATAGAACTTAATGATAATAAACAATCCTTCGATATAAATTCATCGAAGAAAGTAGGTTTATATAAGAGTCTTAAAAATACTAACGGATATCTTACAATATTTCCAATTAAAGATTTTGATTTTGACTTTAATGATAATTCATATGCAAAAGATGCTGATTCGTCATATACTGACTTATATTCTTGGTACAAAGGAGATATTGTAATAGATGGAAACGTTCCATTATTCGATTGGTATGATTTAGGTCCTACTGGCCAAAATTATATTAATTCAATTTTAGGTCCTACTTCTTCTTTTGCTATAAGCGATGGATTCCAAAAACTGAATGGATTGATTAATGATTATGAAGATACGAACGAAACAGTAACTAATGAATATGATCGATTAAAAGAGAATGTTCTTCCTGAATTAGCACTTTCATCTAGAGTAGTTCCATTTATCAATAAATGGGTTTTTGATAATGAATCGGTAGACGTTAGAGAGAACGGATATCGACTTAATACTGATCAATCTTTCGGATTCAATAATTTCTCTCCTTCTTTTGACGAATTCTCTAAGAATACTAAATTCTTTACTCATGAATGGTACTATTTACAAAAATATCCTCCATATATGAGTTTTGATGATAAGGTAAATTCATACTCTTATTTTGACAACGATCTTTATTTCCCTGCTTTACCTTTAGGTGGTGCAACTGGATCTACTGCTATTTTTAATTCTCTAATATCGGCAACTGGATCTAGTGCAAATCTATTATCAATAAACGAAGATTATTTTCTTTCTTATTTTACTAGGGAATCTGTAGACGGACTTCATATCCCTAGAGATTTTAAATATTCTCTATTTTCATATGGTGATTCTATAAGATATTCAGAAACTTTATTCAGAGGAGCAAAAGTTGTTATAAAAGATAGATCAGAATTTAGTTCAATTAATTATAACATCGAATCTCTTAGATTCTTAGCAAATCCAATATATAACGGATATAGATTTTCTGCAATTCTAACTTATGGTAATGCTGGATCTCAAATCACATTTATAAAAAATGATAAATGGAAGAGTGTTACGGCGGTTATTCAAGCTAATTTATCTGATTTAGCATTAAGCAGATATAAGAAAGCCACATGGAACCTTGGATATGTATGGGGAGCTTCGTCTTCAGTAGGTGTTAATCAAATTTATTCTAATGACGGATCAATTGGTAATACTACTACCAGGTTTGATATAAACAAAAGTAATGGAACGGGTAGTGGTGTAGACAGATCGGAATTTTTTAATTCTTTAAAAATTGGAGATGTTTTAGGTATGAATGTTACTTCAGTAGGTGAGTATTTTTTTATTATAGATTCTATAAATTTAGTTGGTAACGTATATCAATTAAATGTTAATTTTTTATACGGTCCTAACTCAGGAACATCTCCGGCTCTCAATGTTAATATAGGTATACAGAAATATGAAGCTAGTAATTTTATAGATCGATCTTTATTATACACTTTACAAAATTCATTGAAATTCAGTAATACTGGGGATCTTGATATTGGAGATACTACTCTTTCTGGAGCTATTGTAGACTTTACACAAACTGGGATTGATCTATTTTACACGGTCGTCGGAGGACCTGACAATAATGGTAATCTAACGAATTTCGCTAACGAAATAGCTTTTAATCAGGATGGTGGTTATAATAACGTTTACCTTGGGACTTTAAGTCCAACATCTCAGTTTTATATAGAATTTAAAGAAATTTTCGATGTAACTCCTACTTCTTTTAAATGTAAATATATAACTACAAACCTTCCAAACGGTGGACTTGTTACTCAGGACATATATCCCGGTGGAGGTAATGGATGGCAAGCTCTGAAATTCTTCTTATGGAACAGTCCATCTCAACAACTTCTATGGCCGATTTGGGATGCCGCTTTAGTGGGAACTCCATACTATGACTTAGGGGGATATAACGCATATCAATCTATTCTCGATGGAATTTCTTTTGCTAAGATATCAGATAGTATTAATAGTGGAGATCCTGAAATCAGATATATTAGCGTTGACGAAAACGGTAATTTTGAATTCGATAAATATTGTATTGAAATAGCTCGACCTGATACACCAACGAAATCTAGTTATCTAAAATCAGTCCCTCTAAAAAATAAACCAGTAGATCTACAAACTGCAGATCGTATTATCGGTTATGAAATAACTAACGAAGAGAGATTAATAATCAATCAGATAAATAGATACCGAGGAGGATATAACCCTAAATGGAGAGATGTTTTGAAATTTGTAGATACTTCAGATATTAAGTCAGATGGATTAGATTATAATAATGTTCAAATATTAACTGACCTTTCTTATATCGCTGATAGCAATTTAGGTTATCTTAAAAATGCTTATTTTAATAAAGTAAATGTTGAGAATCCAAATGTTATTCTTAGATCTTCAACTGGATCAAAAAATCAAACATTATTTCCTTTAATAGGTGAAATGGCAATTGACTACAATGATTATTTTATTTTTAGATCTAATTGGGATCCTTTCTATTTTAGAAAATATATTAAAAGTGAAAAATATGAAGGTGTTATAGGAACTAGAGAACCTAAAGAAGAAAAGGCATTTTTTGGATCTAAAGTTATAGCAATTCCTACAATAGTTAATTTAGAAACTTTCCCTCAAGGAGTTTTAAATTCTTCAACTTTAGTAACAAATAATCAAATAACTAAATATCCTGAAAATATAGTTCGTAGTGAAAAGACTACTAAAGCCGGAAATATACTAACATTAGACGTTTATACCGATCTTGCTTTAGCCGATTATTTGATATCTAAAGGCTTTGGGGCTGAATTCGCCAAGTATATAAATCCCGAATATTCTTTTGGAGATCCTATACTAGATGATGATATTCGAGCATATATATTAGAAAATATTAAGCAACGATATATCGTTAAAAATATCATATTTTGGGAAAAATATTGGAATGCTGGGGATCCATATCCTCAGATACAAACTAATTTCTCAGATTCACAAAAAATAGCAAACGGTTACTTTACTTCTAGAAATTTCAGTACTAAATTTGCTAATCCAGATGATCTGAATTTCCAGTTGATATATAATATACCTCAAGATAAAAACTTCTCAATTGCATTTACGGTGATACTAGAGAAAAAATAAGACATTAAGTATAAGATGCCAATAACAATTAAAGAGCTATTTCCTTCGGATCCTTTATCCGAAGCATTAGAAAAAATAAATTTTAACTTCGATCAGTTAATTTTAGCTGGTGGAGGACCTCCTGGACCTGCTGGACCTATTGGACCTCAAGGAGTTCCCGGTCCTTTAGGGACTAGAGGAGATCATTGGTTTGTTGGTGCTTCAGCATTAGGTCAAACTGCGGATCATGATGGAGGATCTTTAAAAGTTGAAGATCACTTCTTAGATTCTTTAGGTGATGTATATTCTTATTTTGATATATCCGGTTCTACTGGATGGACTGCAAGTGGAATTAATTTAAAAGGTCCGATAGGACCTACCGGAAATACTGGTGGATCTGATGATGTTTTAATTAGAGCCGGTGGTTCTGGAAATGCTGTAACTTCAACATCCAACGGATATGGTCCTCAAGCTTCTTCAACTCCAACCACTGGAGCAACTGTAGATTTTTGGTTCCCTAAAAATATGGGGAAAAATTCAGTATTTGTTGGTGATGCTGATTGGGCTGTTAATTTCTTACAAAATTTTGGAGCTAATTCTTCTGCTCTAACTGATCAAAATTCGGTTCCTCAAATTTCTATCATCCAAAAGAATACTAATCAATCTGCTCTAAATGGACTTATGATTGGTACTATGGGAGGTGGTTATGGAGCTACTTCTAATGCTCTTCCTGAAGGTGGAACTGGATCAACAACTTCGGCTTTTGATTTTGTTCATTTTGCTTTCGGTAAACCTTTCGTTGCAGGATCTTATGATAAAATGTTCCGTATTAAATCATTCCGACAAAAATTCAGAATAGAAGTTGGTGGAACTATACCAACAAATGAAGCTCTTAACAGTCTACAATTAGCATCGAGAGATTTTAGTTGGATCAACAATACCGATGGACAATTCATATCAGGACAGACTAAACAAGGAATTGTAAGTTATTCTTTACAACAATTAACAGGATTAACAGGATCTGGTATAGAAATGTTTTCTAAACCGGATTGGGGAACTTCTTATGCTACTCAGAAATATGGAATTATAGGATTCCAAAATGTTCAAGGAACTCCTCCATCTTTCCCTAATTTTAATCCTGCTCATGGATATGGTAATGTTCATATTGGTGCTACTTCAAATGGTACTTTACCGTATGGAACGAGAATGCAACAAGCTTTAGGTATTACTAGACCTATTGGATATGGGAGTGGTAATAATGACTCTGCAATTAGATTTTTTAGTTCTGATTTTCCTGAATCTGGAGTTGAATGGTCATCTATCGTTGGTGGAATTCGTCCGTTCACACAAACAATAACAAATACATCAGGTACTTCTGATATTCGAGCTATACAAATTGGAGCGGGTCGTCCTACAACTGCTACACTTTCTCCAGGTACTCAAAGTAGACAAATTGGAGGTAGAGTAGGAATTAATAATCATCCTGGATGGAATGATTATAATTCTGCAAGAACAATTAATTTCCCAGTACATATTAATTTAACAGGGTTCCAAGTACCTGAAGATAAAGCTACTTCTGCATATCCTGGACAATCTCCTCTATCATCTATAGAGCAATGGGCTTTTGGAGTAGATTATGATCGAGTTGCCGGAGAAACTGGTTCTTGGCATGCTGGTTGGGATACCGATTCTCCCGGATTTGGTATTGCTTATGGATATGGTTACACTGCTGCTACTGGAGGAACAACTTGGACTACACGTCCTTTAGTCCTAAATTCTTATTATGCAGGAACAGCTACTAATAATGTAATGACTGGTAGAAGAAATCCTAATCTTTACTTACAAATCGGTAGAGATGGTAGTATAGGAAATACAGGAGACGGTGGATTTGGTAACGTAGGTTTAGGGTTTACTCCAAACTGGAATACTCCAGGAAAATGGGTAGATGCTTGGTCTAAGTTATCGATTAACGGTGGAATTACAATAGGTGGTGCTGATAGTGGATGGCATGAGCAAAACGATTTAAGACCTTTCATGGGGATATCTATACAAGGTGCAATATATCAAGGATCTACCGGATCTACTGGTCTATTTGCTACTGCTTATTTTGGTCCCACTGGAATTAATACAGCCACAGGTAACTTAATTAAAATAACTTCGGATGGAGTTATTATGGGAGATAAAATAGTAGCTAGAGGTTTATTGAATCAAGCAAATCTCAATAACGTTCCACATTTATCTCTTCCCGATTTAAGAACTGGTTTATCGATGTATGCTAATCAACCAGGTAGAGGTTATTTCACAGTTCCTTCAACAGTACTTGCAGGTGGAACTTACGGTTCAGGTCCTACATCTGGATCTACTGATGTTGCTTACAGTTCTATTGATGCACAAGAGATTTTTAATCTTAATCCGGCACCTGCATTTGTAATGACAAAAAGGGTAGTTCATGCTACTTCTGGATCTGATACTCGATTAGGGAAAGTCTACACTTTAACAGACTTATATAATCGAGGTTTTAAGACTGTTCATTCATTTGCATATCCAACCGGAAGTCCTTTGTCTGGACAAACTAGAAGACGTTGTTGGTTACCCATACCATCGGATAATTCTACTGTAGTTTTAGATTTTTCTAGAGGAGTTGTTGGTCTTGCGGGTTGGGTTGGAGCGACTTGGACTGCTGCACCGACCCCAGGTTTTAATCAAATTATAGAATGTTTTTTAAATGGAGATGCTGCTATATATAATACGACAGTATATCCTGGATATAATGAGAAGATTCCAACTGGATTTGTAACCGCTAGGGATTTTAATAAAGGACAATGGGGATTAACAATTGACCCAGGAAGATATGAAGGACAACAATTAACTATCATTATTAAGGATGTAGATTTCAGAAATGCCCTTAATGGAAGAAGTGAAGATGGAGGTACATTGAATCCTGGTCCATTTTTTATGGCTGATAATTATGTAAGATTTAGACATGAAGATCCTTTGAAAGATTTAGAAGCAGTTGGTTCAGGTGTTGGAATATTACCGTTACCTGTAGGCAGCGCACCATCTGTTAGAAGTATTACTGGTGTTACTAGAAGAGACTTTTTGGTAATGGCTAGAGATCTAGTCGCTCCACAAAATACTTTTGCACCAAGTGGATATTCTTGGAAAGAATATCCTACTAACGCAGCAGCAATCGGTATTCTTTTGGGTGCTACTGGTTCTGCCGGATCATTTAATTTACCTTATGGATCCCCTAACGGATCAGTGAGTGGTCCTTTCACGTTAACCGCAATAGGATATACCGCTGCAATTACTCCTGCTAATTTATCAAATGATAATTCTTTCTCCGGGATTGCTGGTTGGTATACAGATAATGATTATACTAGGATGAGTCCTGGTACAGGAGGAACTTTAGTTCTTGGTAATGGATGGAAAGTTATTAATTTTGTTTGGTTAAGAGATTATACGGACGGAGGTATTCGAGGATCCTGGGTTGAAACTGGTAGAGAGGTTATAACTCCAAGAGGAGCTAGACGATACGGATTGGATGGTGGAAGTGGTGGAAATACAAATTAAATTGCATAATATTAATCTTCAATAAAAAATAAAATATATGAAAAATCTAAATATCAAAGACTATTTGATTATTGTTCTTTTTTTAGGTGTAATGATTTTCGGATATATCTCTCTATTTAGAGGAGATAAACTTTATGAATATAAACTTGAAGAATTGAAGAAAGAAAATTTAATTCTCTCGAAAATGAAGGATTCGTTAGGACTAAAAATCAATGGCTTAGAATCTCAATTTATAACTCTTAAAGCTAAAGAAACTGAGCTGATTAATGATATAAATAATCGAGACTTAGAGATTGCTAGATCTAAAGAAAAAGCAAGTAAGTCTAAAGCTGAATTAGATAAATTTAAAAGAGATATGCAAGAAACTAGAAATAAAATCGACAGTTTAAAGGCTCATCCAGCTAATAGAACCGGAGATGATCTTCTAAATTCAATAAAATTAAAAACACAAAAATGAAAAAAATATTAGCAATAGTAGCATTCTTGATTTTTTCATTTTCGGCTTTCGCACAAATTGAATATCCAAGATTCGAAACAGATTCTTCTGGACAAAAAGTTGTTTTAATGACTATCGAGCAAGCTCAAGCATTAGATAACAATTCTGATCTTTTAGCTCTATTTGAGAAGATGAATTCAGATATTGTGAATTACGATAATATATGCGTTAAGGTTATTAACGAAAAAGATGAAATTATCAATTCACAAACAATACAAATTAGTAAATTAAAAGAAGCTCTACAAAATAAAGACGAGCAAATTTCTAATTTACAAAAAACGATCGATCTAAAGAATCAATCAATAATTGTATTAGAAAAGACTATACAAAACAAGGATAAAGAAATTGATCTCCATTTAGGAGAAATAAAACGAGTTAAAACAAAATCTTTAGTGGGTAATATCATAAGTGGTGGATCCATTATCGGTTTAATCATAGCACTAATAGCAATTAAGTAAATGGCAACATCATCAAAATACGTACAACTTTCTTCATCTGTATTGATGGAGTATATCTATGCAGATAATTCTCAGGTTAATGTAAGTGGAAATCCTTATAGAATTTCTACTTCAACAGCACCGATTTGGAAAATGAGTAATGCTCATACAAATATAGATCAAATTTTAAATTCTGATTCTTCTGAGAATATTGTTAATGGATCTCCTATAGGAACTGGGAATGTCAGAAATAGATCATTTGCACAGATAGAATCTTATAAGACAGCATTGTTAGATATAGATAAAATTATTCCGTATAATGATTATGATTCTGCTTTAACTCCTACTTCTTCTTTACCTATAACTTTTACCAATGCTCAATCTCCAGTTTATGATACTATAAGATTGCATTTAGTTCAAGGTTTTAATTTTGAGCAAAATGAAGGACTTACTCTTTCTGTTAAAATCAGAAAGAAAAACGGAAAAGAAATACTCCTATCTAATTTTGTTTATAACCGATCTGATACTTTCGAAACTTTAAATCCATCTCCATTCTTTTTTGGTGGTAGAGTTTATGATACTTATGTTGAAATTAGAGTTCTTTCAACTTATTGGTTAAGTTACGATTATTGGTTAGGGACTCTTACTGGAGATACTGTCGTAGAAAGAATTACAAATTTCGATGGAGTAGAAAGAGATCAACAAATTCAAGTTTTCTTCTCGTGGGTTCGTGGTTATACAACAGTAGATGAACAATCATATGGGATTATTCAAGATACGGTTGCCGTAGATCTACCTCTTAGGGATCAATTTGAAACAATATCTGCTTATATTGACGAGGCTGAAAATGCCGATTATGTAGAATTCTATGCAAAATATAATTCTGCTATCATCGAACAATTCATCTTAGATTTGAACCAAAATGGATATGACTTTATACTTTTGCACGATTTAGTTCAATCTGAATATGTTTATGATTCTTCCTCAAGTAATTATACATGGGTTAAAACTAGCGAACTTCAAATATCACAAACATCTGATTACGATCAACCTAATGTATATCGTCCAGTAATAAAGAATCCTTCAGCTACCGCATATAAAATTGATTATGTTGTTCGATTATATAACAGAAATGATAATACTCAAGTTTGGAAAGCTGCTTCTTTGATATCTTATGAAACTCAAAAATATGGCAGAAAAATAGGATCTATTAATTTAGGAACGAATCCGGTTAAATCTATAATTTACAATAAGAATTACGTTAAAGAAATTAAGATTAATAAAATTAATGAACCTGTTTTAGGTAATACCAAATATGTTACATCATTTATAGATGCTACTGAAATATCAGTTTCTTTTGATACTATAAATCTAGATTCTAACGTACAAGGAGGAGAGAACACTCTAACTAATATCAATAATCCATCAATTCAAAATTCTGCTTCGAGCGGAAACATATACACCAACGGATTAGCTAGAATTTTGATTCCGGATTCAGTTTCTTATTTGAAATTTGTGATCTATCAGAAGAATTCACAAGGAATTAATTCACCTCTTAATCTTTCAGGAATTGGTGATATATTCCTAACATTCACTGATAATAATGGAGATAAAATAGAAATCTTAGAATATCCGACAAATTATACATCTAAAACTAGAGGTGAGATTGTTTATCGAATGAATGAAACAGAATCTAAAAATATTCTGAATCTTTCGAATAGAAATTTTAATCTTTATTTAGTTAATGAGAGAGGAGATAAAACATTCTTGTATAATGGTAACTTTTATTCACCTACTCAATGGATGGATCTTCAAGCAAACAATAAAATTGTTGATCTAGAGTATCAGATAGAAAAGCTTACTATAGACAAAAATAGTAATTTATCTACCATACAAAATCAATCATCTCAAATAACTCAATTGAGCGAGCAGATTAGGAGTTTAACAACGCAATTAGGGCTAATTACATCGGAAAACACTTCCGATGATGCAACTATAGCTACTCAACAGAATACTATTAATGCTCTTCAATCTACATTGAATAGTAATCAAACTGCAATATCTGCTCTTAATGAACAAATTATTAATTTGACAAGTCAATTATCTATCGAACAAGCACAAAATCTACAAGAGCAAGGGTTAATATCACAGCTACAAAATCAATTAGCAGGACAAATTAAATTGAATACTTTCAATACAGTTTCTCCGATGGTAATTAAACCGGCAATAAGCTTCTTCGAGAAAGAGTTAATTAAGAATAAATCTTCAATCATAAAAAGTCCACCCCCTAAATTTGAGCAATTCATAGATTGGTCAGGATCATATAGTAGTGGATATTCAGATGGTGGGTTCCTTTTTGGTGGAGGTGGAATGCAATCTTAAACCATGGATAAACAACAAACTTACGTAGAAGGACAACCTTTCTATTATCAAATCGGGGAAGTCAGTACTATAACTCCTTGGTGGAGACCTAATTACGACAGGGTTCATAAATTCTTAACTCAAGAAGAAGTAGTATCTATACTCAATAAATATGAAGATGTTGAAATTATAGGAGGGTGTTTATGTGATATGGATTCTACCTGGGATTTAGATTTGAGATTAATTCCTTATTTTACTGAAGCTAATCTAATATTAGATTGGAATGAGATAGAAAATGATATAAACAAACTTAACTATTTAGCTCTTAATGAATGGAGATTATTATTAGATGTTGGGTTTACTCCATTTAAACATACATTACCAAGGAAGAGTGATGTGATTGAAAGTTTAAATTCCGGAAATAATTTTATTAGTGTATATGAACCTTGGATAGCTAAAATCGCTTATATTAGGAAGGTTATTGGAAACGAATCCCATGATTATGATATTAGAAAAAATGAAAGATTTGTTTGTGAACAATTAACAAATAGATATTTAGTTAGATATTACACTAACCACCATGATAAGAAGATTGTAGATAAGATTTTAAGCTCAGATAAAGATTATATAGTGAATTCTATTTCATTAGCTAAATTCCTAGAAATGAGCGAAGAAGAATTTATAAAATTTCAAACACACAAATATGATATTACAGAATAGAAACGACCTTTTTAAGATTGAATTACCTAGAGTATTCATTCCGACTGAAGTGAAAGAAAGATATACACCTTACGTTTTTCGTATGCCTACTCCAGTTCAAGATATTTCTGATTTGGTTAATTATTCGATACAATCTATTTCGATTCCAAATTTTAATTTCGCACCAGTAGAACAAATTAAGCCAGGAAATTATCCTCAGGCTAAAGGTACTGTACGTAAATTTAGACAATCCCTATCCCCTGAAATGTTGATTGATCGAAGTTTTACGATAACTTTTCAGCTACTTGACGGTAATATCAATTATTGGATAATGCTTGAAACATTCTTCCACTATTACGCATATGAGAACGAATCACCATACACATTCAACGTACCACTGCATATATTTGACGCTGAAGGTATCCGAATGTATAGTGTAACTTTCAAGGATTGTTTGTTTACCGGATTAAATCAATTCACTATGTCATATTCGGAAGTAACTCCAGAATTCAGAACTTTTGAGTGTACTTTTGCTTTCAATGAAATAAACATGGACTTCCAAATTCAATAAGGATAGATATATTATGAAAAGAAACATACCTACATTCGAGGAATTTTTAAATGAAGCTGCTCAATCACCTTCAGAAAAAGCTGCAGCAATAAGAGCTGCGGAAGAAGGAATCAGAAACGGAATTAGAGATACTATGTTAAAGCTTAGAGATGATCCAGAAAATACTCCAATCCATAAAGCTAAATTAGATGTTCTGAATGCAAAGATGACTCTATTTAAGTTAACACAAAAACTAGCAGCAGTAATTGCTAACCATAAGAAATAATAATGAAAACGTTTAAAGAATACTCAGAAGAAGGATTCGTTAATGAATCTAAAAATTCAGATGCTTTAGCAAATGAGATTAATAAAGCAATGATTAAAATTGACGATTCTATGTCTTATTCGGATTTCGCTTTAGCCGTTGGTAAGATACTTAAAGACGAATATGGATCTCATAATTTTGGCCCATTCATGAAAGTATTACATAAAGATCTAGGAATATAAATCAAATAAGATGAAAACATTTAAAGAATATCTTGTAGAAAGTGGAACCTTTACCGAGATTGAAATTCACATGCTTAACGAAAACCTTAAGACCGAGCTTACTCAAGAAGAAGAGGCTAAGGTTGATAAAGCAATTAAAGAATTCGTTGCAGAATATCTCGAAAAGAATAAAGGAATGAAAGAATTTAATGAAGAGCTAACTAATGAAGGTTTCTTAGGATCTATTCTAGGAGGTCTTACTGGTTTTGCGTTAGGTTCTTCGATTGGAAAAATAATAGCTAATGTTTTAGGGATCGAAAAGGGAGTTGTATTTGATTTGTTAACTAGTCGTCTTGTTGGGGCTGCTCTCGGAGCTGCACTTGGCAAAAAGATGCTATAATTTATATGATATGAAAATTGGAATAGATTTTAGTATAAATAGTACCGCAATAACAATTAAGAAAGATGATGGGACTTTGGTCCTTTTGTCTTTTGTACCAAATTACAGACCAGAACTTAAAGGTTTCCAAACTCACGTAGCAATATCTGAATTCGTAGAAATTCATACTTACGTAAAGGGATCTAATACAAAAGATCCTATCGCTGATCAATCAATCAAATTACAAAATGCTGATCAGCTGTCTAATTCTATTATAGAAGCGATAAGCAAACATATTAAAGGAAAACCGAGCATTCTAATAGAAGGTTTCTCTTTCGGATCTAAAGGAAATTCATTCATAGATCTAATCACATTCAATACTTTTTTAAAGGTTAAAATGATTCAAAAGTGGGGACATAACATATCCGTTATCTCACCGAAGTCATTAAAGAAGATGTATACTGGAAACGGTAATGCTGGGAAATGTGAAATGTTAAGAACTTTTATAGGTACAAATCAGAGTCCTTTTAGGGATAAATTAGTAGAGTTAGGTCTTGATAGAGAAGGTGAATTCACTATACCAAAACCCGTTGATGATTTGATAGACAGTATAGCCCTTGTCGAATGGGTGTAGCTGAACTGGCATCGATACACTGAAGAAACTATATTACTTTTACCTGAACACCTTGTAATGGTTATATGACTTCTGGCCTACCTGAGTTTCATAGAGATAAATAAAGTAAATAGATTAAAATATGCCACTCGATAGAGCTTTTACGTATAATACTGGAGCAGCACCATCAGGAACTACAAAGGTTTCTGATATAACTGTAAAGGGATATACGTCTATTTATAATAGTGGATATAATTGGATTCCCGGACCAGATGAATCTTTAGGGTATGTAATTACTTATAGAGATCTAGCGAGAACTAGACCAGTTAAGAGTAATGCATATACTTCACCCTTAATTTTTTATAGAAGCTTAGATAAAACAGAATCCTCATTCGTTCAATTAACAAACAATCTTTTAGGAACTTCTGTTTCTACTGGGGATGATGCTAATAATGTTTTAAGAGCAGCCGGATATTGGAGCTCTTGGGGATTGACAATTGAAGGACTGTCTCTATATTATGATTTTTCTCATCCTAGATGTTATAATCAAAATACTAGAACCATCTATAATTTAGTCGGTAATAGTGAAGGGTATGTAAAAAATGAAGTCTATTATAATGGATCTCAAGGAGTTCTGAGAACAATGGGATATAATAGTGGAGCTCAATTTAATGTTGGTGATCGAATAGACATAAATACAACAGCCGGAGGAGTTGATAGATTTGGACAAACCAATTCATTTACTTTCGAATTCTGGGTTAAATACAACAGTGGAAGTGGTAAGATTTTTTCAACTGGATCTGCTGGGACAGGAACCGGAAATTCTGATCAATGTATCTGGCAATTCTGGATAGAAAATGGAACTTGGTATTGGTGGAATTCTGGTGGAGGAGGTACAAATGCATTAATAACCGGTTTCAATTCACTAAATGCAGGAGTTTGGACTCATCTTGCAGCTACATATACATATAATGAAGCAGGAAATAATGTGATTAGAATATATAAAAACGGATCTCTAGATGTTATGGGATCTATTTCAACGGCAGCTCATAGTGCAATAGATCGAAGTGGAGATTCTAATATGCAATACACTTTAGGTGGAGGATATGCTAGTAGCTGTTATAATTCCAATTCTGCTAATGAGTTTGGGTCGTTTTCATGTTATAATAGAGCTCTAACAGCATCAGAAATAGCTCGAAATTACAATACTACAAAATTTAGATTTTAAAAATGATAGTCAGAATTAGATATAAAAACCCACAAAACTTAAGTGAATTTGTTATTGAAGAGCTAGATGATACAGTAGTAAATGTACCTCAATATTGCACTAATCTACATAAGACAGTTCTTTGTAGTGTTGAAGAATCTTGCGATGGTGAAAATTGCAAGATTTGGGTAGAAATGAATGGAACTTTCATACTTGCAGGAGTACAAGAATAAAAAAGAATATAACTAAAAATGCCAACAACGAGAGATTTCGGGTATAGCACAGGAGCTGCTCCTTCAGGATCTACAAAATACGGGAATGTTATTGTAAATCGTCCAACAAACGGATTTGCTGGAACCGGAATTCCTTGGATTGGAGGACCTGATGAGGATCTAGGATATTGTATAGCAAAATCAAATGTTAATCCGATATGGACTTCGCCGTCAGGAGTAAATTCTAGAGTAGGCTTTGGTAGATCTTTATTAAAAAGCGAACAATCATTTTTAGATCTCGTAAATAATGATTATGGTCAGAATTTTCAAGTTGGATCACAGGCATCTACATACCTTACTAACAATGGTGTTTGGAATTCTTATGGGCGTGACGGATATTCTTCAACAAATTTAATTCTTAGTTTGGATGCTACAAATCCGAATAGTGCCGGGGATATGGGATATTCTTCTTGGTATGACTTGAGCGGAAATGGAAATGACGGATCTATAGTTAATGGTGCATATTGGTCAGGGATTTTTGGTGGAGATTTTTATTTTGATGGATCGGATGATAGAATAGTAACTCCAATTGGTGATATTGGTCCTGATGCAACATATGAGGCTGTTATATGTTCTTTTGGGAATGCTAATACCTATAATATGTTTATTGGACAATATCTCCCATATATTGGAGCGTATGATGGAAATTCTGTTGTTTACTCGGATTATATAAATGGAGGACAGACTTGGTTTAAAACAGATCCAGGAACAATAACCACAAATCAATACCATCATGTAATTTGTACAAGATCTTACGATCCTACTTCTAATACTACTAGGATGGAAATATATATAGACGGAGTTCTGCAAAACGCCACGACTGTAGTTGGACAAAGAACGAATTTTGCTAGTCCGGAAAATATAACTATAGGGGATGGAGCCGCTTTCAATTGGTATACTTTTTATGGTAGAATCGCAATGGTTAGAGTTTATAATAAAGCTCTACCCTCTAATGAAATAGATCAAAATTATTTATATAGTAGAAGAAAAATGTTTACCACCACTTCTCTTTCTCTTTATATTGACGCTAGTCTTAATTCTTCATATCCTAATTCGGGAAATACGGTAAACGATCTTTCTGGAAATTCTCTCAATTTTACTAATGCTTTTGTTAGAAAGGGTAAGTTTGGAATAAACACGATATGGAGTAATGGGAATGATGTAGATTCTCCGACTACGTCAATTTTAAATAATGACCAACATAGTATTGAAATGATACTTATGTTTAAGAGTTCACCATCATACCCTAACGGTTGGACTGGAAGTTGGGAGCAATTCTTTGGATATTACAGTGGAGGATCTGATAGATCTCCTGGAGTTTGGAGATATCCGAGTGAAAGGAGAATTCACTGGAGATATAGTCCAAATAATTCCGGGAACGATTTTGGAAAAAATTCATCATATGAAGAATTTGATCTTAATACATATTATCACATCGTCGTAACAAAAAACGGTGGAGATTGTAAAGCTTATGTTAATGGTGATTTAGCCGCGGCTAATTCTGTTTCGAATCCTAAAGATTCAGGAAATTCTATTATTAGATTTTATGATTATTACACATCCGACTTAATGGAGATACAAATGTGTAGAATTTATACAAGACCTTTAACCGAAACTGAAGTCCAAATAAATCGCGATTCACTAAAAAATAGAATAGGATAACATGGAACAAATACAAGGAAATTGCGTAGAATGTGGAGTAGAATCTCCACTAGACAACAATAACAAATGTTCAGTTTGTGGAACAAAAGATAAAAGATAGATCCAATGAATTATGAAAATAGGAAATTTATAATTTTTAACGTTACCGAATTAAATTTAGTAGATTTTTCTCAAGTTCTAGAAACTTCAATAGATACGGTTAGAAAATCCGTAAATAAAACTAAATGTTTCGTAAAATGGGAAGGGGAAACTCCTACTTTCGTTAATAATATAACTACGAAAACCGGACCATATACTTATGATGAGATTATGGTAATTTTAAAAACTGCGGAATGGCTTAATCCAGATCCTTTGAATTTAACACTAAATGGCTAATAACAGACCTTTCACATATTATACTGGACCTACAGCAGCAGGAACTACTAAGTTAGGAGATATCACAATCGGTCAACCTACTGCTGGCTTCCTTTCTACTGAATCTGATTGGTGGGCAGGTCCAGATGAGTCTTTAGGTTATGTAGTTTGTTTAGTGAGTCCTAGATCTACACCGATTGGTGTTACTGCTAATATTGGATTCAAAAGATCAACAGCACTAACTGAATCTTCTTTTATTCAATTAGCTAATTCAATAGCTTTACAAACATTCACCACAGGGAACGAAGCCGCTAATTGGTTAACTTCTAACGGATATTGGACTACTTGGGTAGTAACTGATTTGATTAGATCCTCTTTAGGGTCTACTGCACAAGCACTCTACGATGGAGCTACTGCTGGTAATTTTATTTCTGTTACCTCTACTGAGTATAACAATGTAGTAAGTGCTTTAAGTGCAACGGTAAATGGAACCTCGGAATCTGATTTTTTAGGAAGTAGTGGAACACCATGGGGAGGTTCAATAGGTATGGTAAATCCCACCCAATCACCTTTGTCTAGTTCTTCTTATATTATCGGATTCTCGCATATCCCTAATTCCGTTGGTACTCATGCTATTTTTGTCAGTACTACTGGAGTAACAGGAACATATAATAGAGTAGGTAATGCTGTAACAGGAGGAAGTAGTCAAACTAGAACTTATTGGATTAGAAAAGCTCCATCATCAACAATAGGAGCTACTGGACATGTTTCGATTTTATCTACGGTTTCTTTAATAACAAAAGGACCTGCAATAAATCCAACATATTATAGACCTAGTCTTAATATTAGTACAACATCGTTTGGACCTTTTGGCTTTAATACGTGGAGTTCTAATAACGCATTTCCAGCATTTCAATATATAACAACTAACAATAGACAATGGTAAAAATAAAATTTAGAAATGCCAACTATTAGACCTTTCGTTTATAATACAGGAGCAACTGTGTCAGGGACCGAAAAGGTCTCTAATATTACTGCCGGTTATCCTTCAGGAGGATTTCCTGGTAGTGGAGTTACTGGTTGGAGAAATGGTCCGGATGAAGATCTAGGTTATGTTATAGCTTACACCGATGCTGGTCCAAGAACAGCAGGAGGGGGAATTGAAAATGCTACAGGGGTGTCAATAGGATTCAAAAGATCTATTGCTAAAACAGATGAATCTTTTTTATCTTTGGCTAATTCAATAGGTGCTACTACATTTGCAAATGTATCATTAGCAAAAACCTGGTTAAATGCCAATGGATATTGGACTTCATTTCTTCCATATATTGCAGGTCTATATAAGACTACTTATTCAGGATATTATGCCGATAATGTTAATTTCTTTGCGACTGCAACACCCCAAACGTTTGGGTCAAACCCAGCCACATCAGTACAAACAACTTCTATATCAGAGCCAGGTTCAGATGATGGATCTCAATTCAGTTGTCAATGGTTGGGTTATTTCAAACCAACTACTACTGAAACTTACACATTTTTTACCTCATCTGACGATGCATCCTATATGTGGATTGGAGCAACTGCTATATCAGGGTTTACTACAACAAACGCTATAGTTCAAAATGGAGGACTACATGGTGTTCAAGAGCAATCTGGGTCGATCGGATTGACTGCTGGAATTTACTATCCAATAAGAATACAATTTGGCGAAAATTCAGGCGGTGATGTATTAACTTTTAATTATTCAACTCCTACTATAACAAAAACAACTAACGTAACTGGATTAGTCTTCTATAATCCATCTACAAATGGATTTTAATTAAGATACATATATTATGAAAAATATACCTACATTCGAAGAATTCCTTTTTGAAGGAGAAGGAAAAAAACCTGAAGACGGTAAGAAACCTAGAGTAGGTCATACTGTTAAAAGAAGAACATATAAAGACGATCCACCTGAAGAAGGACTTTATTCAAAAGGTGGTAAATCAGCAATCAAAGGAACTGGATATGCTAATAAAGAAAAAGCAGAATTCACGGTAAAGAAATTAGATTGGTTGATGAGTAAAGGTGAGAGAGTTTGGGCAATGTCTATTGCTACAACGATGGAAACTAGAGCTAAAATCCACCCTAATCAAACTCCTGAAATGAGAGATGCTCAAAAGATTTTTAGAGAATGGATTGATAAAAACAAAATCAAAGAATCTGAAGAGGTTTCAGAAGAGAAGAAAAGCACAGGACTTTTCCATGGAGGTGATAAAGATGCCATAAAAGGAACCGGTTATGGATCTAAAGAAAAAGCTCTCGCAACAATAAAAATCATAGATGATCTAAAGAAAAAAGATCATAGACATGCAATGGCAATCGCTACAACTATGATGAATAGAGCTGAGTATTCAGCAAATCAAACCGATGGTATGAAGGAAGCTATTCCTATTTTTAAAGAATGGATTGAGAAAAACAGAAAGACGTAATGAGCAATTATTCAAGAGATAGCTTCTTAAAATACGATCAATTCTTAGTTGAAACTGCTTCTACCAATAAGCATATTATGTTAGTTGAAAAGAAATGGAATAAATCCGTTGAATCTTCTCATTTAAAAGAAATGAATTATGATGATGATACGAAGATATTAGAAATAGAATTCAATAATGGATCTAAATATCGTTATCAAGAAGTTCCAAAAAATGTTTATCGAGAACTTGCCGAAGAACAAAATATCCTCAGAAAAATAGGATCAGGCATTGTTAAAGGGGCTAAGAAACTTTTTGGTAAGCAAGTTGAAGAAGGAACTTACGGAACTAGATTCTGGGATCTTATTCGAAGAGGAGGTTACGAATATGAAAAAATCGCATAATGGCTAAATTAAATACGAATCTAATTAACTTTGAAAGCTACCGTAATAATTACGACGAATTATTAGAAGACAAAGAAAATTACTTCATATTTGTAAGAGCATTAACAGAGAAAAATTACAATCTGTTTAAGGATGTTATAAATCCGAAAGGATTAAAAAGGAGTTGGAAAGCTAATCATTTAGATCATAGGTATTCAATTTCACAAGGATTCAAAGATAAAGTGGATCCTTTTCTTATTTCACATCCATGTAATTTGCAAATGTTGAAGGCTCGGATAAATAAGAAGAAGAACGCTAAATGCGACATAACAATTGAAGAGTTACTCGAAGGAGTAAACAACTTTGGAGAATTATGACAAATACAAAACATACGCCTAATATTGAGGATTATTTCGATCCGAAAATACAAGCAAAAGAGATCGAACGTTTATTTAATGATGTTCGATACACAGGTCACCAATTGATGGTACCAAACGATAATGATTATTACGTAGTTCCAAACACTAATAATCGTTGGACTTTGTTTAATCGAGGAGGTGAGCTATCATTACAGTCTAATGTTTGTCTTCATAGACAATCTAAACTGTTAGATGGGAGAGGAAATAAGAAGCTAATTTCTTGTAGAGTTCATTGTTGGACCTATGACAAGGAGGGACAACTTAAAACTTCTCCACATTTTAGAGATAAGTTAGTTGGTGAATTAAGTAAGTTAAAAGTAAGTAATTGGAATGGTTTACTGTTCGAAGGTAGAACGCCAAATTTTGATCTTAAATCTTGTGGTATCGATGACCACATTAAATTCGATGATTATTTCTATCATAGCACAGAAACTACAGAGTACGGATATAATTGGAAAACCTTCGTTGAGGTGTATCTTGAAAACTATCATGTTTTCTCAATGCATCCAGGTTTAAGGAATTTCGTAACTCCGTCCGATTTGGAATGGCATTTTGGTGAAGATTATTCAGTGCAAAAAGTAGGGCTTGGATCTAATTTAAGTCTTGCGGGTTCTGAAAACTATCGACAATGGCAAGAAGCTGTACAAAAAGTACATGGAGAAGAGCTTCCTAGATATGGTGCAATATGGATCTACATCTACCCTAACATTATGGTAGAGTGGTATCCTCATACGATGGCGATAAGTACGATATATCCGGTGGAACCACAGAAATGTGTAAACCACGTAGAATATTATTACAACAAAGACATCTATGAAAACTTTCCGGAGTATTACGAAGCTATTCAGAAAATATATTCTGAAACAGCAGCCGAAGATGAAGAAGCATGTTTGCTCCTCGACCGAGGACGTTCATCTCTTTATCTGAACGGTGAAAATGAAAAGGGTCCTTGTGATCCATTCCTAGAGGCCGGAGTGCAAAAGTTCTATGAATATTTGCACTCTCGGATGGCTAGTGAAAACTTTTAGAGATATATAACATATAATTTAAGTAAATAAACGTAAATAAGTAAGTAAGTAAATGCAAATTGGTCAATCAAAAATTGAACATCCTATTAAATGCTTTATCACTTTCGGAAATGATCTTTTCAAGAATCAAAGAGAAAGATTAAGAAAACAAGCACAAGATACAGGATGGTTTGATAGAATTATTATAGAATCGCCAGAAACGATTCAAAATTTCCTTGCCCTCCACGATGATTTCGTAAAGAATAATAAGAGAGGTTATGGCTACTGGATTTGGAAGCCGTATATCATTCTTAGACAACTTAATGAAATGAACGATGGAGATTTTTTGTTTTATACCGATTCGGGATCTACAATAGTTCCTCATATGAAACATAAACTTGATGCATATATCAAGGCAATGGAGGAATCGGATAGACCAGTTATGACTTTTTGTGGATCCGGTTATCCTGGATATCCAGAAAAGAAATTTCAAAAAATGAAACTCTTAAAAAGGTTTGTTTCTGATGGAAAAACCTTAGATCAAAATCCAGAATTTATGGATTCTCCTCAAATCGAAAGTGGAGTTTTTATGTGTCGAAAGACTAATTTTTCAGTTGAATTTGTCCAATTATGGTTAAACCTAGTATTGGAAAATAATTACAATCTCGTTAACGACGAAGATGATTTTCAACAAGATGAAAATTTTATAGATCATAGACACGATCAATCAATCTTAAGTATCTTATGTAAGTTAAATAAAACTCCTATGTGGGTTGGTGAAGCTTATGGATTAGGACCTTTTTATTCAAGCAGATTAACTGATGAAGGACCTAGAGAATTTGCACCAGATAAATTCCGAGTAGAACCAGATTATGATCCAAACAAACATCATACTTGGGCTGATTGGTTAGCCGATCCAAATGTAAATAAATCTATAGTACCGTAAAAAAATGAGACGAGCTAAATGTATTGTAACTAAGAAGTTAAGGAAATCCGGAAATAATTAATCATTAGAAACTTTGTATTAGTAAGGATCATATTAAATAAACAACAAATAAATAACAACGTAAATTAAAAGTAAGTAAAAATGGAAAACAATTTCGACATCTTCAACCTGAGTCTTGATAATTTCAAGACCGAAGAAAAACAAAAATCAGGTGGATCTGACATCTATAAAACAGATCCTAAATTATCTAAAGATTCTATCTACAGAGCAATCGTAAGGTTCATCCCGAACACCAAAAACCCTAAACAATCTATCGTTAAGAAATTCTCTTATTGGTTAGAAGACGCTGAAGGTAATGGATTCTATGCTGACTGTCCTTCGTCAATCAACGAAAAATCAGTTATCCAAGATACATTCTGGAAGTTATTCAAATCAGAATCAGCTTTTGATAAAAAACAAGCTGAAAGAATTAAACGTAAAGAGTATTACTACTCTTATGTAGAAATCATTAAGGATGCACAACGTCCTGAAATGGAAGGAACCGTTCAAATCTTACGTTACCCTAAAGCGGTTAAGAAATTAATCGATGCACAAATCTCTCCAGATTCTTCTGATATCGAATTAGGGGTTGATCCAACTAACATCTTCGACTTCTTCAATGGTAAAGACTTCTCTTTGAAAGTAACATTGAAAGGTGGATATTGGAATTATGACGAATGTAAATTCGCTGCTGCACAATCTCCAATTTCTGTCGGTGGTGTAAAAATGGAAAACAACGCTGAATGTCGACAAATGATCTTAGGTCTTTATGAAGGCATTCCTGAATTGGATGTCCACGCTTTCAAACCTTGGTCAGATGAAATCAGAGACAGAGTACATGCTTATCTAGGTGACTTAACAGGAAATCCAGGTAAATCATACGCTTCTACAACTAATTATTCAAAAGTTGAAACTCCTGTTGCTTCGGCACCAGTTACTTCTCAACCTAAAAACGAAACTCCAATGGACTTAGGTCAAGCTTCTAATCAAGCTGCAACCTCTTCAGACGGAGATATCGAAGACTGGTTGAAAGAATTCGACATGAAATAATTAAATCATAAAACAAAAGAGCACTTTAGAAATAGAGTGCTCTTTTTTATTTAAACATATGAAAGGAATCGTATTAGCAGCCGGGAAAGGGACCCGACTTTATCCAATAACAATCCCAACAGTAAAACAATTAATGCCGGTTTATGACAAACCGATGATCTATTATCCGATTTCAGTTCTTATGTTAGCTGGAATCAAGGACATTCTCATTATTAC